TCCAGTACGTTATACCAATTTCCTCGACCTCTGTCAAGGTCCCTTTTTTGCGACGGACCCAGCAGTCGACGGACATAATCGTCTTGCCGACCATCCACCGGGCGATCGGCGGTGCCTCGGTGATGATCATTTTGTCGTTGACAACGAGACCGAAACATGCATAAGGAATGTCCACTCGATAGAGGCTCATGGCTTTGTCCAGTACCAGATCGAGCCGGGTCCACGCTGGTGATCAGGCAGAAGCTCTCTGACCGCCCAGATGACGCCGGGATTTTCAGTCCGTTCTCCGTTGTTCGTGAAGTATGGTTCCTGTGCGGACGAATAGTCGTGTCCAGCAAGGACTCCCCCAGTCTGCAACAACGGAAGCCACGCTTGGATGTCCTTCTTTACATTCGTGTAGTCGTGAGAGGCGTCGATGAAGATGAAATCGAACTGGCAGTGCCTCAGTCTGGCCGCAGCTTCGAGGGAGGGCATGACCATCATGCTGTGAACTCTGTGTGGGACATTCTTTTTGAACTCTGCAACCATACCCTCGACGCCCAGCTCTTTCGCTAACTCGACGCCGGGGGCTTCAAACGTGTCGACGACGGTGATGTAGCCCGACGTGTTGTCCGCCATTGCTCGAGTCGAGCGTCCGAGGTAGCAGCCGATCTCTGCGATGTAGATCGAGTGCGACGCTTGTTCTGCTAGCCAGGACAGCTCTGCTGCAGTCATCCATCCCGGAACGTTTAGAGCATTCTTGATGTCAATGAACTTCATCATCGTCTCCCTGAGTATTGCCGACCCTCACCTGCGAGGAAATCTGTCACTGGCACGAGCCTGAGAGGACCCGCATGCTTCAATGTGGCACCGGTAGAGGGCCCGCCGGGGTCCCCTTGTATTGCATGACGGTAGCAGTCCTCCGCTTGGTTGTTCGGATCGACTGAATTGTACCACTGATAGTTGACCATCCGTTCTTCTGCAATCATGGCCGAATAATGCCACAGAGCAACTGATGTGTCTCTGACGTCAAACCCGGTGGACGCAGGAAGCTGTCCGCAGTGCATATTGCCGCCCCACGACGTCCTCGTGTAGGTCACTTTTCTGTCCGGTGCGACGAATGCCCGGGGCATGTCACAGCGACCGTAGCAGCCATCAAGCCGTAGCGTGTCCCGATCATTCCAGTAGTAGAGAATCTTCATGCGGAGAGCGTTGCCGGTAGTAGATCTCGCCGCTGCGTTCAATTTTTCAGGTCCGTCCTTCTCTAGAACTTCATCTCCGTCGAGGAAGAGAATCCACTTAGAACTAGGCCACATGTCCATGGCCTCGTTCACAAGGAACTCTTTGTCTCTAGCCTCGTCGAGCGTGTTCGGGAATGGAGAATCGATGACCTCGACCTTGGGGCTTGTACGTATCGCAATGTCTGCTGTGTGATCAGTAGAATGGTCATCAAACACAACTATGTGCTTGCACAGCGGGAGCTGCGACAACAAAGATTCACGGATGTAGCGAGCTTCATTCTTTACTCGCATGACTCCTAGCCATTCCATATGTCCTCCAGAGGCTTACCGCCCCATTTCGCCATGAATCGCTCACGATTGCGGGCCCCGGCGGCACCGTAGCCATTTTGAAACGTCCTGATAAACGAAGTCGAACACGACTGTCTGTCATAGCCATGTTGAATCGAGGTGTGCCCAGTGACCGCCAACTCGTAGCCAGCTTTGCGAGCCGTGACGCAGTAGTCGACATCTTCGTAACCATAGCCATCGCTGTATCGCTCGTCGAGGAAGCCGATGTTGTCGATGACTTCTCGCTTGATGTAGACGCAGACGAATGCAAGGAAGTGAGGCGTCGTGATGATAGTCCCTCCGGGAACATCTGTTTGCGGTACCTGACCTCCGCCGACGATCTTAGGAGACACGATGCCGTAGGTCTTCGAAGAGTATGCAGCCTCGTAGAGTCTCTGCACCGTCTGCGGGTCCGGGAAAGTGACATCGTCGTTTACGATCATGACGTCACCAAAGCATGCCTTGATGCCGATGTTGGCAAAACGTGCGAAGTTGAATTCCCCCTCAGGTGTAAATACGTGCCAGCCGCCGGTGTCCGGGAAGGGAATGTCGTTTCCTGTGCGAATAAGAACCTTTTGGATCGGGTTGAACTTCTGCACGCTCTCATTGAATCGTGCGAAGATGTCTCGGTACTTGGACAAAACGACAATCGACACGCTCATAGATTCACCATCATTTCGTTGAATACCGTTTCCAGTCTCTGCATCTCAGAGACACGCATGTAACCGATTGAGAGTTGTCTTTCTTTCCCGTTGGGAAATCGCACATAGAATCCGTGTCTGCGTCCTCTGGGAGTGACATATGTCCCACGGTCCTCTGCCGCCTTGCCCTTCAATTCAATAGGTTTTCCGTCATCGTATTCGATTGAGACAATCATTTCTTCCTCCGTTGCAACTCACGGAAAATGTAATCGTGCTCTGCCGCAAACAGTGTGTGGTTCCAGCCTAGGTCCTTGTCCCATTCAGCATAGGCATTGAGGATCATCTGGGCACTGGATTTCAGTGTGCCAGAATCTATGCAGAACAGTCCATTGATGTCGTAGTTCTTGGAGACCTCGAGCATGTGTGCGAATGCGTCATGCATCACGGTGATGACCGGAAACGTGCCCCACGGAAATCCGGTCGGATTAGCAAACACCGGGCTTCCGGAATCATCGACGTCAGAAATCATTGGATGGCGTGCATAGTTCGCAGGCTCGAAGCCGACAGGATTGCCCTCGACGAAATTGATGAAGTCCCCACGACTCGGTGCCATCTTCTCTTGTACTTGTTCTTGACCGGCGACCTTGACATGTGACAGTACTACGATTGGCGTCGAAGGGGACTCCGTCTGTGCGACGAGCCTTTTGAGACTCCAACCAGTGCCGTTGAGGTCGACGATGAGGCTGCGATGTTTTGTCAACCAAGAGTTGACGTACTTGAGGTAGGCTTCGCTTGGAAACACCCGTGGAAGACGACCAGAGTAGAAATATTGAGCCTCGAGTCCCTTACCACGGCGACGAAATATCTCCTGTGCGAGTGTGACCCAGAGACAAGCGTCTCGAGACGACATCAAAGCCATTTCCCGATTGTTCACGGTCATGCAGCGTTCGAGAAAGATCGTCGCTAGGAGTAGAAATGGAAAATTGACTGCGATCTGCAGTTCTTGGAATCGCATGTACTGTTCGTAGACTTGAATCGTCAGGCGGGCTTCACGAGCCATTAGCCCGAGGCTAGAATTGATACCATACAAAACTTTCTCTGCCTGAACCGGGGCACTCAACTGATAGTGCGTGGCAGTGATACCGAACTGCTGTGGCATCAGGAAATCGCTGTGCTTGTTGTCGCCGGTGTGATGAGTGACACCGCTTGCCTTGAGACCGGGCCAAATTTTCCCGTTCGCTTTGTCCTGTGGCGTGACGATCAATTTGTTATTGAGTCCTGTTACAGATTTTAAAATACGAGCAGCCTTTTCTGCATCGTAGTAATCCGAAACCACCACATCATCTGGCTGCACCTGCATGACATTCATTGTCACAGGAAAATGAGAACCATCAGGTTGATCTCCTGCGGGCTGAGTTCCTCTGCCTGCAACTAATGTATCCCACATGTCCCAACTTTTCATATCGCCGCCTTCCTAGCCGCCCACGCACGCTTGTTTGCTTCTCCAATTTTACGACGATGCTCCTCTGACTTTGGATTGCAGCATCCGTTTAGTTGGGGATTACCTAACATTGGATTGCCTTCCCCGTTTTCAAATCTATAATGCGTCTGTCTTGAGTTTTCTCTCTGAACTTTTCTGTTTGCCCACCTTACATTTCCGGGTTCATAGTGTCCGTCGTTGTTTTTACGATCAAGAGTCAAACCCTCAGGTCGTGGGCCTAGTTCTGCAAAGAACTGTTCAAACGATATGAATCTGAATTCGATCCCACGCCCTTTGTAGTTGTAGTAATTAGGGGAATTTGTATCTGACGAACACCTTTGTTTCGCATTGTTGTAGGCCGTTCTTTCAGGAGAACGTTTTGCCATCATGTCTCCTAAATCTCAAACACCTGACAGGCGTTGACCGGCTGATAAGCCTCATCGCAGATCGCTACGTTGTGAAACATCGTTTTTGGCAACAACGGGTCGACATGAAATCCATAGCTGCCGTGAATGTGTCCAAAGATGTGATGCTTCGGTTCGATCTTGTGGTGCACAATGAGGTCTGTCAGCTCACTGTCGCCGAGATGGTCAGTCTTACCGGGGACTGCTTGGTCCAGAACCGCTCCCGGAGGGCCATGCGTGATCAAAACATCAAGGTCTTTCGGAATTTTGTGCCAATGCAGCGGTGTCAGCGTCCCTCGTGGGACGTTGAATGCCCAGTCGTAGAACCAAGGCGTGTATGGCGATCCCCAGATCGTGCGTCCTTCAATCGTCACACCCTCGTCGATAAGAAAGTGCGTAGTCGACACTTCGTTGAGCATGTCTTCGCAGGGACCTGGTTGGGTCTCGCAAGCGAAATCGTGATTTCCTGGTACGAAGATCTTGTACTTGTGTGGAAGTTCGTTCCACCAGTCGGCAAATTTACGGAACTCTCTGCCGCTGCCTCGACCGAGAGCGTCACCGGCGAACAGCAAAATATCTCCGTCTGGAACTACGACAGAGTTGTGCCGATTGTGAGTGTCGCTGAGTGCTACTGCTTGCATGGTCCTGTCTTTTCTAAATCCTTGGGATAACTGCCCCAGCTAGTCTTCGATTGTTCCTGAGGACCGTTGCGTCGAATCTCTGACGCAATATCAGCATTTCCCCAGAACTGACGACCGCTGGTTTCAAATTCTCGGGCGATCTTCTCACGAAGTGTCACCTCGATACGAGTCAGAGTTTCAAGATCAACACTACCGTGATAAGCTGTCCCTGCTGGTTCGTATGCCATAGTCCCCTCCTACAAAGATGTGAACACAATGTACTTCTTCAATGACTCTGACCGCTCCGAGGCTGCGATAGTACATCAGTCGCAACATGAGCCAGCGATATTCCTTATGACCCATACGGCGTCCAAGGTCCACTGTCGTACCTCGTTGATGAGTAGACGCAGCGTCACCGGCAATGGCTGCGGCATTTTTGTTGTGTCTTCGCAGGCGTAGCTGATAGTCCGCAGGTCTAATTGCGGAGTCGACCTTGAGCCTGTGTCGAGGGAATTGCTCATGAAACTCTCTTGATAGGATCTCGACAAAAGCCACCGTCTCGGGCCTCGCATACCTGCGTTCTCTGGGAAGTGTCCTAGAGACTTCCAACCATTTCGAGTCGACAAAGGGGACGAGAACTCCGTATAGCTCTGCCTCATTGACTTCCTCCTGGTTGTTGTATTGGACGGCGTACATGCGATCGGCATCGACGTTCTCCGAACGTATCGAGTCCGATGTTGCTGGGAAGATTTTGTGTTTCTGATTGTCCTTGTGTGACAGTCCGTGGCATGGAACCGTTGCAGTGAGGGCAAATCCAAGGAAACTGAACCATACGATTTGTCGTGTGTTCATAGACATCTCCGCAACTGTAGCAAGTTATTTCCATCTCTTCCTCATGAGCAACCCGTCGGCATCGATGTAGTAGTTGTACATCACTAATTCGACAATAAACCCAGCCTTGAGATACATGATCTGGGCTCCGATGTTGTCCTGCTTGACTGTCAAACCTACCATACGATGCCCACGGTCATATGCGTCATTGGTCACCGCCTTCAGCAGTCCTTGCCCGTACCCGCACTTTCTGGCATACGGATCAACTGCCATTGAGAACAGCCAGGGTGCGTCGTACCTCTCAGTGACGATTGCATATCCAACTGGCTGACTATCTTGTGGTATCGACAGAAATAGTCTACCAGATTTGACAGCGTTCCGCAAGTGGCTTTCCGGAGGGACCTCTACACCTGTGAAACTGTCACGAGTCAAACTGTTGACATATAGAATATCGCCCTCTGTCGGGTTCTCAATCAACTTGACACTCATCTGATTCTCCTGCCCTTCTTCTCAGGGGCAACCTTCGGTGTCGACTGTTCGACCACAGGCGGTTTGCTTTTTTTCTTTTCCTCACCTTTTATCTGGGCGAGAAGCTCGTCGACCGTCAACCCTAGACTTTTCGCCATCTGCTCCATCTTCATTTGAACGATGTCAGTTGGATCTTTTTGCAGCGGCAGAATTCCCCATTTAGTGATCGGCACGACCTTGATATTTTGAAAGTCTTGGTTCGTTTTCTGTTTTTTCTTCCATTCGTTCAAGTATTGCTGTTTAAATTCGGAGACTTTCTCATTCTGAAATTTGGCACCCGAGTTTCCAAGGGATTTGATATTGCTGTTGCCAAACTCTTTTTCCATCTTGAGAACAGACGTCGCATTGATTGGGTGTGCGTGCGTCTTGATATATTCCTGAAGAGAGTGCGGCACAGATGATCCACCCTTCAGAGTGGATTCCATAGCCTTGTAGACCGTTCCGCACTGCGAGCAGGAGATTGGAAGTACCCAATCGTCGGCAGTGGTATTCCATGTCCAAGAACCGACTACAAGCTTTCCGGAAGGGCTAGCGGCCCGGCATAGAGCGAGCATATATACTCGACTCAGGACCGTACCGTTGTTGTTGTCGGGTTTCATCCGAACAGCTTATCAATGCACATATTCAATGTCAAGCCAGAAATGGTTGCCACCAGACCGGAAACGGCCATAGGGACCCAGTTGGATTCGAACAGAAATACGAGCATGCATCCCCAACAAAGAAGCATCGTCGCAAAGGAAAAAAATCCCAGAACTATAACACCTAACTCCTGTCTTATAGTCATCAATGTGATCCCTCCGGAAGATGGTCAGTCGGGAAGTCCTTACCCGTCCAAACCTTCTTTATGACATGATGAGGTTTTCGCTTCTCCATTTCCCGTCGGACTTCGTCCAGCGAGAGAGGGGCAAATTTGCAGATCGGATTGTCGACGCCGACGTCGAAGGACTGTCCCAATTCAGGCAGCTCAGCGTGACTGTGTCCGTAGAGTTGCCACGCACCCTTGTGGCTCCCACGCCATGTCCTCATTGCATAGTGGCACAGAGTCAGACGTTGTTTATTCGAGACCTTCATGTCCTTGTAGAGGACGATTTCCTTGAAGAACGGTTTGAATGCGTCGAGATTCTCTTCAATGAGTTCGTCATGGTTACCGAGTACGAGAGAATGACTGCCGTTAAGTGCGTACATGATCTGCGTGCACTCACCGATCGACATCGTATTCCAGAACAAGTCGCCGAGATGCCACGTCATCGTGTGCTCAGCCATTCCAGGCGTCACCCGGGCGTTGTGCCGATTGATGAAATCTCGAGTTTCTTCTTCAATATTTTTGTAAGGGCGACCGACGTACGTGATCATATTCTTGTGACCGTAGTGCTCGTCGCTTGTAAAAAACAGATGTGGCATCAGATTTCTCCCAACCCCGATGACAGCCTGAGCATCTTTTCTGATAACTGCCTCTTTTTGATCAAAAAGAACCGTACGTTGCTTTCATGCTCGGCCAAGTAGCCCAACCCCTTGCTGAGTTTGAGCTGAATTTTGCTGTCCAAATCCGCCATGTAGTCTTCATGGAACTTCTGCTTCTGTTCCGGCGTCATGAGCAAATCTGGAGCACGCATTGGAAAATCAAACATATGACCTCACAGGTACAGAGTCGTCCAACAGATGCAACCGGCGAAAAACCAGTACGCTGCGTGTCGGTAGTCACGGGCTATCAGGTAAGCGAGTGCGACAGCGAAGTCTTCTGCTGCCAGCACGCCCACAATGACTCGAGCTATTTTATGGGACATGCACCGCCCTCACATTCCAGATTGTCCAGGTCCCCTTGCCCAACTCGATCATAATCGATCGGCTTGATTTTGGCAATGGCACGTTGGTAATCAACCTCAGTAATCGGCTCTTTGGGAGCCTGTTTGAATCCGTGCCCGCTATAGAGCAAGAAGCTGATCGTCTTGACCTTGGATAGGTTCTCTTTCAGCCAGTATTTCAGTTTCGGAATCTCTTCTTTCCGATAATAGACGGTCACAGAGACTGACTGGTCGCTCCAATGCTTCTGAGCCATGAGCACTGTGTCGAGCTGTCTCCATGTGTCCCAACCACCCTCGACCGTCGTCGCACCCGTTGGAGCAGCAACATAAAACGAAGCCACCACCGTTCGAGAATCGGCACTTCCGTCAAGTTCAAGTTTGGGTTCAACAGGGTGCCCCGCTTTCCGCAGATGGGGCACCAAGCGATCATTCGATGAGAACTGGACTCGTTGTATGTAAAAAGGACTGAGTGCGGCATGTATGCCTTCCTCCCCGTTGCAGTCAAGAACCTTCCCCATCGTTCCCGAGGGCTTCACTACTGTGTGGCGGACGCTGAGCGGTACGGACAACTCTTTTGAGTACCCGGCGTCTTCGTCGAGAATCGCCTTGTAGGCGGCGTCCAAGCTGTCTGAGTTGAACAGAGGACTCGACAGGCATCCGGTGATTCCTATACCCACTCGAAAGTTCTTCTTGATCACTCGGTCGCACACCTCGTGGTGATAGCGGTTGAGGCATACCCTCTTCGTGTACCGCATCATCAGGCGGCTCGCTTGCACGAATTCGTCCAGATTCTCGAAATTGCATAATGCCATTTCCGCCAGATTGCACGGTTCTCCGTTCTCAAGCGTCGCCTCAGCACAAGGATTGACGCCGATCGCAGGATCTTTCATCAGCTCGCCCATGCGTCCGTACTTCTGGATATTGGTACGATTGACTATGCCGTACGGCTCGCCTTGTTCATACGTCTTCCAGAAAGACGGGTGGAGATCTTCAGCGTCATCGCACACGACTGAGTAGTTCGCACGACCACGATGGGCTGGTACGATGCCGAGATCCCAACGCTTCGCCTTCAGATATTCCTTGTCCCAGCAGTCTCCGAGAATGATGATCGCCGAACGCCTGACGTTGCCACTTACGACCATATGCCCGATCGCAGTCATGAGATCAGCTGCGTCTATCGGTCTGACATGTTTTCCCCAGCGTACTTGAAGTATCTGATTGACCGTTTCGACATAGCCGACGAGCGGTATCGGACCACTGGAAATTCCACCGAACCCTTTGATTGGTTCCCCGGCTCCACGGAGACAGACCGTACTGTAAGTGAAGCTCTTCCCTGTTTCGAAGTACGCTTCGAGTACTTTGCGGAGGAGTTCGCACCATCCTTCTCGGGAGTCTGGGACGATGAAATCCGCATCCCGTGTAGCACGGTGGACAATGTTAACGCCAGTCTTAACTTTTGGCAGTTTCGATGTAAATCTCGCTTCGACGGAGAACCCAACGCCGCCTCCAAGCATGAGCAGATCGCACGCAATGACATAGTTGTAGATATCATCGCCTGTGAGAAACCAGCAGTTGTTGAGAGCGACGCCGCCAACCGCCTTATGTGCTTGCGTGCCGCTAAACCAATACCCTCGTCCAGCAGGGCCTGCTTTTCTTTCCTTAGCGAATCGGATGAGCTGCTTGACTTCTTCTTCCGGGACATTGTGACCCTCCACGTTTCCGGCGATCGCTCGCTCGACTATCTGATCCCAATTCTCGACATTTCCATCGGCGAGAGGTCGGGCATAGGTACGGGCGGCTACCACCCGGGCAAGGTTGCTCCATTCTTTCACAGGTCTTCCTTCCAAAAAGTGTGGCGTGCGTGGAGTGGCCATCTCTCCACGCACTTCGTCCATCTGGACCCGCAGCCATCTTCTGCGGTGTTCCTGCGGTTTATCCGGAGAAGACGTGCGATGTCCTTAGGCTCACTTCTCACGGACATCATGCAGTTAGGTCCCGGCCCTCGGGTGAGCTGAGGGTAGCCGCAAGCTTAGAAGCTGTATCCCGGTCCGCCATCTTTTGCACGCCAAGTGATCGCATTCCAACCGGCCTTGACGTAGTGAGAAACGTTGTCACTGTCGATGAGACGATGACTGTCGCCCTCAGGCTTCCTCTTGATATTCAGTTTGACAGGGAAAGTGATTGAGTAGGTCGATCCATCCGGGAAGTGGTACGTCCTGAATTCTTCATTGCTGATGTCGGTGAATGTCGGCACGTTCTCACTGACCTGCTTCGTGACGTCGCCAACCTGTTCCTTCTGACCTGCTTTTTTGGCCTCTTCGATGAGAACATCGAGTGCGGCTTTGGACATTTGAACTGACGGCACGCCGTCTATCTCACAAAAAAATACATCAAGTAGGAACGGAGTTACACTGCCCTCAGGTACGAGAGGTGCTACTTCATGCGATGGAACTTTGTCGCCAATCTGATCTGTTGCCATGTTTCCTCCTAAAAATTAGGGGGCCGTTCTGTTGCTAGGTCGGCCCCTAACCCCGCTACAGTAGGCCGTTAGGCCGCTGCAGCAAATGCCTTCGCTTTTGGCGTTGCATTTGTGTTTCCGTGTCCCGTCTCGGTGGGCCACAGCATTCCGGCATGTCCAACGTGCTCTCACATCCCCATCGAAACCATGACGCCCCCATCAAAGCAGCACTTGCACAAATCTCCCATGGCATAGGTGCAATCTATCCACAGTTAGTTCCCGACAAGGGCGGGGTTTGATACGTGCTGCTTTGGTGGAGGCGGGCGGAATCGAACCGCCGTCTGGCAATGGATCACACGCCTTCATACATGCTTAATTTGATCGGGGCGTCTATTCCAGAGGTGACCTTCAGGCTCTAACGCCTGCGTCCGCCCCCAGCGACTTCCCCCGAACTTGGTCGATAAATGGTCCGTGTGTTATCTCCTCTTCAACACGGTAGACGAGCTTGGCCCTCGAGTGACATGGAGACTCGCTGTACAACCGGTGTGCTCGCAGTCATAGGCCATCCTATCAGAGACGCCTTGGGTATTGGTTCTTTACTGATCCATTCTCGATCTGATAGGAAAGAGAACAGACGCTCGAAAACCGCACCGCTGCGAGCACAAGCTTTGTCTGGAAAAACCTGACCCTACCACCGAGGATCGAGTCAGGTTTTACGTGGGTTTGGTTTAACCTTCCTAGCCCCCACAACCATGTTTTCCGCCAATCAACGGAAACTTAGTCGTGCGAATACTCTTCGGTACTCGTCCCTTTGGGAGTCACAGTAACCTCGATGTGGTCTCCAAAGATGGCCTCTAGATCAGCTTCGTCGAAGGTGCCAATGAACTCCCGGACCTCTTCGTACGTCAGATTCTGTTGTAACTGTTCTTCTGTGAGAAGTACAGGCACCGACTTGTCTCCGTTCCATGTGGTAGTGTAATGTTTGTTGTCCATCTCGAATTCACCGAACGTGAGAGTCGGGTAATTCCCATTGACACTGAATTCACAAACGTCGCCATCATTGAAATACGGCGTGTACTGCGTCCATGAAAAACTCGTCAGAGTCGGATTGTTCTTGAACAACACCTTCGACAACTTCGAGAACAACGTCTTGGCCTGCCCCTGCATCTTTGCACGCATCGCAGCCATCTGCTTTTTGTTCTGCTCGAGCAGCTTCTTATAAGCTGCCTTAGGATCAGTCTTTGCCATTTTGTTTCCTCCTGTAGAGTCTGGCTGACGACGGAGGCACGCCCCTGCCGCTCACCATCCATTCTTTGACTTCCGTTTCCTGCAAATAGTCCTGCGGGGAAGGGATAAATTTGTTACCGAAGTCTTCCAAAACGTGCTGCTCGCCAATGTCCCTGACGCTCACCTGTCGGCCCGCACTGTTGGTGACTACGACGCCAAAAACACGTTCCAGTATCGTAGACAAAAACCACGTCGTGTGCGTCAGTGCTCGATGTCGGCTGTCCGCTATCGTGCCCTTTGAAGAATCCATGAGATTGTGGATCTCGATGTAGTCCTCAGGTCTACCGCCGTACTTGCGGGCGGACGAAAGGGCGTGAATCCACGGCTTAGCCACGGGCACCTCCTAATTTTTGCTACCACTCAGCAGTCGAGCTTCAATATACGCATCCACGTAGGACTTTGTCAAGCCTAATTTGCAGGCAATGTTGTTGGAGGCCCAAGTTCCCGGATTGTCTTTGATGTATGCGTCGACCGCTTCGATCTGACTGTCACTCAACTGTCCCAAAACTGCGTATTCCTCAGACGATGACTTCATCGATGCCTCCTGTCAGCTGTTTGACTTCCCTACGTTCGAAAAAAAGAATTGGATTCGCTTCTTGTCTCACGAGGCTGACCATGTGCAGTGCCTCTCGGACAGGATCAGAACCCAGAGCCGCCTGCCATGCCACACGAGCCTCAGCGTTCAGATTGATAGGGAGGGTTATCTGGACGTGAACATTGCCGCCCTTCGAAATCGTCGACTTGTAGGGCGTGACGACACGATGTCCGATTTCCTCAGACAGCATCTCGTCGAGGATGTTCTTCACACGATGGAAATCTGCCCAGTCCGGTACCGGAGTATCGAGATCGACCTGTAGAGTTCGGTTGTCTGCTATGACGACTTCCCATTCCTTGTCGAGACCGGCGTCGACCAGAATTTGCTGAGCATAGAGTGCGTGGTCCTTCTTAGGACCGCTGACACCTGAGACATCACTAGCCATTGTCGGCCTCCAGAAATCGATTCGAAACAACCTTGAGCTTGATGTCATCTGCACTCGTCTTCCCTATACGTCGGATGACACAGCCTTCTCGCATATGTTTTGCCCCGGGGACTTTGCTTTCGCCGTCAGCTAGTTTGAGCATGCTCTGAGCGAACAGTCCCACATCTAGAACCGGAACGGTAGGAGCAAAACCTTCAGTGCCAGGCCATCTCCAGCTGCCGTTTTTCCAGACGTCGAATGCAAAGAACTGAACGTCCTCTTTGCTGTCGGAGCCGTAATTGAACCCTTTCTGGGTCGGCACGACTTCACCATAGAGAACCACGCCAGGATTCTGCGTGCAAAATTCCTCGATTTCGGGTTGGTTTTTAACAGCCTGCCACCACACATTGTCGCCTTTCTGTTTCCACTGCTGGCGACTACCGGCGTAGAACACTCCGTCAACAAAGACGTAGCGAGCGTTGGACCCGTGAATCTTTTCGGTGACGTGTACGAGGTCGCCCTCTTTGATGAGACGCTTGTTGTTCTTCAATGCATCGACATCGTAGACGGGATAGTTGAACGCCACTTCGAGAGCAAGCGAACGGCCCGCACCCTTGATCCCCAGCTTAAAGAGAAAGAAAAAGAACCAACCCTTGAGAGTCTTAGGGTAACGACGATGCGGACGGTTCTTTAACGACACCTGATCGCTGGCCGTGCTCGCACGATCGAATTCTGGAACATAGTGTGTCACGCCGATCAATTCTGAAACATCTGTGCCCTCGGCGAACAGAATCTGATCATGAGGGACCACTTCATCGTAGGGCATCAGGAGGCCTTCACTGTATTCCTTGCGAAGACGCTTCACGGTAATACGGCGACGTTTTTCTGGCACGGTGCCATCGATGCCGACGTGATCATTCCAGATGAAACGGAATGGCTCGGTCTGAGGGACCACGGAATCGGGCTGGATATACACAGCGATATCCCCGGTGTTGAAGTTGCCCTTACCGGTGACGCATTGGTAGCCGCCGACAAACGTTATTTCCAGCTTGTCGGCATTGGGGTGCGGCAAGACCTCGCCGATCCTGACCACGAGAGCTTTGTGAGTATCAGACATTGTAACGATCCTCCTCTAGAACTGAAGGCTCGGTCATAAGCCTCCTGAGTCTTTCCTTCGGCACGTCTTCCTCATCTTCCAGAACAAAATGATAGAAAGTTGCGTGTGCGTGCCAGCCGATCATGCAGCCGGTCAGGAACTTTCGTGTACGTGTTTTCGCATCGAATACTTCCACGATGCCTGCGAGGGCTAGTAGTCCGTGCACTAGCCCTTTGAGGTGTTTTTCTTTCATTGTCCAAAACTACGATTGAAGGTTGCCGTGCCGATCGTGCTGGAAAATCCACAGTCTTGAGTCATCGCTTCATCATCTTCTCTAGACCACGTCACCTTTGCACCTGAAAGACCAGCTTCGAAAGCCAGCTTGAATTGTTGAGGAACATCGAAAGAGTTTTTGATGACCCCGTCCGAGTCTGTCATGAATTCATACCACGCCTTCGAATTGATGGAAATTGCGTTGGTCGCCGGAATCTCAGACTCATCGAAGTAGACCTTCAATTTGACATCGAGGCCAGGATACTTCGGATCGAGAAAGAACAAGTGTCGGGTCGCTCCACCCTGCTTCTCACGAACAGTGCCGTCGTTGTTGAGTTCACCGGCCTTCTTTGCGGGCGAATATGCAGTCGATCCCTTGGAAACCAGAAAACCAATCATCCACCACGTCTCTTGGATAGACAGATCGACCGGATTGTTTCGGCCAAACACGCCCTGCTTTTTGCCCTCTTCGTACGACAGATATTGCGAGGAAGAGTACTTTCCCTGAATCGAACGCACTGGACGAAGGTTGTCCGTGTGGAAAATGACCGGGCGAGTGTAGATGTCGAGTTGGACACGGTAGTATTGTCCTCGATTGTGCACAATTGCACTCGGACTGGTCTCCGTGATTTCCCCCCGCTCACCTTTATAGGTCGTAGCCCCTACAACCCTAACCTTGTCGCCGACCTTGTATGTAATTGACATAGTCACCTCCAGAAATTTGAGGGCCCTCATTGAGCCGGGCCCTTTTAGCTCCAGACAAAGATTACCTCGACTCCAAAAACCTGTCAAGCTCTTTATTTCGCCCAGACTGTGGAAATCTTGTAGTCCGCCTCCATCACGACATGTGTCATGACCTCTGCAGCCGCTCTCTTATAGGCGTCGGCGACAGCCTCAGCAACAGCCTGAGCCTTCGATTTCTTGACAAGAATGACCAACTCGTCGTGGACGAATTTGATGAACCGGGCCCCGAGGGTCGGCAGGACATGGAACAAATAGGGTTTACCGTTTTTGTCAATTCCGGAACCCGCAGCGACTTTTGCGATCGACGCATTGGTCCCTTGAATCGGATGATTCATTCCCTGCCGCTTGATACCGCCTTCCATAGACCAGATCGCACGACTGATCTCACGTTGCGTCGGCTCTCTGTGCTTCAACCAAAAACTTTCTTCCTTGTTCGGTTTTCTACCGTTGATCTCGGTGAAATGGGCGACAGCGTGCTTCTGTTCCGCCTCAGGATATTCGAGGCTCTCGGCCCAGTCCTTGACGACCTTGTTGTACGCACGCTCAGCCGTGGGTTTCGGGAACGATCGGCGGCGACCGAACATGTCACGAGCTTCACGCTCGTCCTCCGCTTTCTGCCCACACGACTCGAGGAAGTCCCAGACATCTGGAAACTTCTCTCTGTGGACCGCAACGAGATGCTTGGCCTCACCGATGTCCATTCCTGTTCGGGCAGCGAGGGTTTCAGCACTCCCACCGTACATCAAAAGAAAGTTCAGAGTCTTAGTGTTCTCACGTATTTTCTTGTGCTGTTTGCACTTACATTTTTCGTGCCGTGGTGTGCCGTCAGGACGCAGAGCGTAATACGCACAACCTTCCTCAGTGCCTTCTTTCCACTGGACCGGCATCAATATCTCAGTCGACACCGAGTGAATGTCTTCGCCTCGATTGAACGCATCGATCCAAGTCTTGGCGTTGGCTAGATCAGCGATGATCCGTAGCTCGGCACCGGACATGTCGACCGTGACGTAGACCCACGGATCGTCCTCATCGATCACTTCCTCGAGTTCCATCTCCATCCATGCGGCAATAAAGCAGGAGCGGACCTCTTCTTCACGAGGAAGATTTTGACCGTTAGGATTGTCGGAACTCGTCCGCCCAGTTTCAGCGATGAGCTGGTTGTACATCGAATGGAGCCGATGCGTGTACGGAGAGACCCAGCCTTCTTCGTTGCCAGGATGCGTCATCCACTCTTTTGTCCAAGCATATCCGTAGGTCTTCAGCCTCTTGTCCCAACCTCTGTAGTCGAGAAGATTTTCGATCAACGGAAACGACTTGTATTCCTTGAGGTCACCTTCATCCGTAGATTCGAGGCCTTTGAGCTGCTTCGGCCAATACTCCATCAACGCTCTGTACATCTGAGCATTCGAGTCATAGTTGATCAAAGCTTTCCCTGGGCAGTCTTCAGCGAGATTCTTGACCTTCGTTCTCTTCTTGGAAAGAGTGCTAGCTTTTTCCTTCAGCTCGTCTTTCATTCTCTTCCGCTCAGCCTCTAGATGGGCCATCTGTAATATGCACGCAGCGGACGTCGCCGGGTCGGATTTCTTCGTCTCTTTTGCCTTCGCCTTTAATGCGAGTTCGTCGTCGCTGACTTCGTTATAGACCTTCCACGCCAGCTTTGCGACTTCGACTTGTTGCTCTGTGATGATCTCGTGCTTGCTGCCAACGAGAGGCAAAAAGACGTCATCGAACTTCTGTAGACAAGCTTTGATGTGTTCCTCAGCGTTCTTCGTATTGCTGTTCCATTTCTCACTGTTGAGTTTTTCTCCGTGGACGTGCATCTCTGCGAACGCACCTATAGCCTCATTCTCCAGCTCCATCGTCCTCAGAAGTTTGTCATTCTCCCCAGTGATAATCTGACGTCCCTTAATAGAGTGCGGGAACCGTGTGTCGAGTGCGGCGTATTCGTACTGCTCTTGCGTCAGCTCATTGTCGACATCGAACGAAGTCTGAAATGTCTTGTCGATTTCGTAGTCGAAGTACCGCTTCATCATCTCTTCCATCGAATACCAGTCGTAGTCCTTCAACGAGTGATCACCGGCGTAGATGACACGCTCAGCGAGCTGGCAGTCCCAAAAGCAGTAGGGACGCACACCCCATCCCCAGTAAAACGTCACATATTCAAACCAGAGGTTGACGCCAACCTTTTCCCATGTGTGAGACTCTAGAAATGGACGGATGCGATCAATGACCCATTTGACACGAGGGTGCTTATCTAGGTTCTTTCCATAGAATCCCTGACAATCACGGAGATTGTCTCCAGACTCAGCGAAGGCGAGAAGATCAATAACGTATTGTTTTGTCTTAGTGCCGAACTGAATGAGACGGCACTTGCGGGCGAAGAACTGCTTGTGTGGCGTCGTTTCTACGTCTAGCCCGAGAGTTAGGGTCTGCTTGATCCATGCACACATCTTCTCAAGCTCGAGTTCATCCTTGACGACTGTGATATCCATCGGTGGCTTGAGATTGGCTGTTATGAGTTGCATTGGTCTCCATTGAACACACTTCGGGCTTATCCCTCTTTCCTGCATCATAGGTAACCATGCGGTTGGCCGATGAAGGAAACAAAAGATACCAGATATACAAAACCCATCTGGTCTACCTCAGAGACGCCACGTCCCTCTTAGGACCCGTAGGCCCCACTCTCACGAGTGCACTGCTTTATTTTGTCGTGGCTGCAGAGTCTGACGATTCTTCTTGATTGATGCAGTTTTTTAATGACCGGGTCGTAAGCCCTCAACGTTGCCCGGTAGAAGCACGCCCCGCAGGACGGCAAGAATCTTTCTCTGTCTGAAGTACGAGTGCTGTCACATCCACGGATGGATGCGTCTGTGACAATCCTCGCAGATCGCAACGAGATTGTCAAGTGTGTTTCCACCGCCGAAGCAAATCGGACGAATGTGGTGGCGTTCAGTCGCAGGCATACGGCCACACGACTGACACAGAATATTGAGCGGCACGAGGTGCTTCATTTTTTCGAAAGCGATGCGGACACGAGTCTGCTGCAGCTTTGATACCCGGCGACCGATAGAGGCCATACGGACAAGGAAAGGCAGGCGAAGCTCGAGAGACATTGCGACGAATGGATGAGGCATGTGCGACCTAAGAATACACGCCGCCGAGGGTATTGTCAAGTTTTTTGTCAGAAAAATGTGACAAATTTCTGACAGACTGTGTGGGGACGAATTTGCTTGACTTTGGGTCCGTTAGAGGTTACTATCGGTGTGTATGGGACGCAAATCTAAGAAGGGAAAGAGGTTAGACCCTAATTCAGCTGACTGGTGGGAGCGTCGACTCCAAAATGAGGGTCTCGGCGTGGATCGAGGCACTAGTAGAAAGCTCGTCTATGTTGGTGGAAACAAGGCACTTGATGTCGTCGAGAGGACCCACGAAGACAGGACTGAGAGCGAGTTTTCCAAAAAGTCTGAAAAAGAGACAGAAATAACTCCTAGTCCTGTAAAGACTTACAGGCCTGCGAGACCCATTTAGGCCCCTGAGCGTACCACGCTATAGGAAGAGAGCACAGATTTTGGCCCGACCGTGGCCTTTTCGTACAACAACCTTGCTAAGCCGATCCTACGACTCAATAGTCGACTGCGATCAGGCCCTTACGTCTGGTGCGAAACATACAACACGGTCATCTTTTATCTTGACAAACGGGGTGGAGTCTCTCCTCCTACGGCGGGCATCGCTCGCCGCCCACCCCGATATTGCGGGGGCTTTCGATGCTGGTGCCAGCCAGTGAAAGCCCCCTGCCACCTATTTGAGGAGAAAATATGCCCGCACCCCAGCCCTCGCAGTTCACTTACGAATCAATGCTCCCAGAGACCAACCCATCATTCACACGCATGAAGATCACGTTCGACGTCAAAGAAGGCGTCAAATCAGAGGACATTCATCCGTTGGAATATCAGGCTACAGTTCTTGCGTGGCTCGCCGGTGATGTCAAGCCGTGGAACGATTTGCAGGTCCGTACAGCAGAGCACAACGCTCAGTTCGAAAAGAAGCAGTAAAAAATCTCTAGGAGGAGATATGGCGTACAAATCTGCAGGCAATGAAGGATCGAGTTTCCGTGCGAAAAATCACGACGAGGTCCACGCCGCATTCGAGACCGCAGTTCTAAAAGTTCTGAAGCTCGATCTCATCAGGAAAGTCTACACCATTCCTGTGCCGAAGGCATCCGCAACATTGCAATTTTGGGAACCGAAGCGTAGTTATACGCCGGGAATCAAGATCGAGAACGGACCTGAGGTCAAATATCTCGACGTCGATGAATTTGCTGACTGGGCTAACCTCACAGTCAGCGACGCCGTAGAAAAAGCAACGATGCTCGGACACGGTTGTGGTGTACTCTACAACTGTCTCGTCAACAACGCTCTTCGCACCAAAGAGCACAAGATTGTTTTCGATCTCTTCAACAACAATCTCAAATTCAACTACGTCCACAATGCGGAGCCAAGTGTCGCAGACCCGATGGGAATCATTCCAGGATGGGTTTCTTTCCGTTTCCATTTCTACTCCTCAGACAGTTTTAAGGGTCTGGGTATGAGTGACGAAGAAACACTGACACGGCTCGAGGCGTTTAAGGCGAGGCACGGGAATCTATGAAAGTCCTAGTCGCTGTCATGTCTTGCCACAAGTACGAATATTATGTGGCACAGAACAACATCGATTGGTTTGACGGTGTCCGAAAACTCGTCGACCCTGCCGCTCAGCGGCAAGCGTGTCGTGACACTTGGTTGAGTGAACTTCCCGAGGAATGGGACTATCGATTCTTTATGGGAAAGCAGTTCCCACGAAGAGATCGGGACATCAGGCATTTCAAGACGCCAACGATTCCTGAAGCACTTTCAGACGAAGTCCTACTCGATGTCGACGACACCTATCGTGGCAACGGATTCAAGCTTCACGCCATATGTCGATGGGCACTCGATCGTGGTTATGACTACATCTTTCGAGCCGACGACGACACGATGCTATGGATGGATCGAATTTCAAGAGTAGGTTTTGAGAAATACGACTACACAGGCAACTGTCTTCCGGATGGGCGAGACCCTGGTGTTCATGCGGGTTTCGCAGTGTTTTTGAGTCGCAGGCTGATGGAGTTGGTCGTCAGAGAAGCACCGTCATATGAATACTGGTGTGACGACGTCTGGGTCGGTGATATCGCCCGGGAAAATCGGATTCCTACGAATCCTGTCATGAGTATTCAGACACGGCTAGGTCTTGACAATCGTCGAGATTATTACATCAACACCGCCGTACTCCCAATTGATCACAGTTATGCGGCACTTCATTCCGCTACGCCTGAAATCATGCGGGAGATTTTCAACAGAGAAAAGGAAATCAAAAATGCCAGCAACACTCAGCAAGAATGCAAATTACCCGAACGGAGTCAGCGGACTGATCCCGGGAGTACCGACATCAGCACAGAACATTGTCCCGGCGAACGGAGCATCGAATCCGGCAGTGGTGGCCCAGATTGCGACGATCGCAGGGTACACGACGGAGAATCAGGTGGATCAGACACAGCAGTCAGCTGCGAAGTTGGTGGCGACCTCGGTGTCACAGCCGGGTAACGCTGTCCCCAACGCACAGGACGAAGCAGGACAGCCGATCCAGAACACGACCTATCAAGGCAACGCTGCAGGTTACTCTGAAAAGGGTACGAACGCTCTGGAAGAGTAAGTTCAGCAACGGTCAAAGTACAAACCTAGGAGGCACTATGTGGTATTTCATTGTTCCCGTATTGGCACTCATCGCCGGTTATGCGTTTCGTGGTCTGTGGCGTCGATTGATCGGTAAAGCCGATGTCGCCGTCGTCAACGAAGCCAAAAGAGTCGAAACCGACATCAAAGCGAAACTGTAAATAGAGGGGCCCTTTGTGGGCCCTTTCTTTTTTGGAGGAGAGCTGGAGCGTCTTGTGCATGACACTTGGCCTCGTGAAATCAGTCAATCCTTAAAAGACCCTTTGCTCGACACTTATACTGTGGGTGGAGCAGTTTCACCACAGGAAACAATTGGCTATAGGAGGAGACCATATGCCAAGTCTACAGAGAAAAAATGCAAGGGCAGAGAACCGATTTCTGAAAGACCTTCAGGAATTGTGCCGTGACAAAAAGATTCCGCCCTCGATCAGACTCAAGGCATTGGACCGCATCGGTATTGTGTTAGGCAAATTTCCCAACACAGTCATAAAGCCAGTTGAAGAAGACCTTGAGCCGACTAATAAGCGTCCGACAGATGTAGGTGTGCAGGACAAAGTCGGCGACATGATGCGTGAGTTGAAAAAGAAAGTAGAGGAGAGCGATGCAAACCCCATACATAGTGTGGAAGGAAGTTGAGGCTTTTGCAGCCCAGTTCAAAATCGACGGCGTCAGTATTTTGCTCGATGACACTGCTAAGAAGTTTGCCCATGCTTTTGCGAATGCATCGTTGATGTCGTATGCGTCTGCTAATTTTGCAGAATCACAGGTCATGCTCCGCAATGCGGTCGCCGTTGCTAAGCAGGATGTCGTCAACATCCCGACAGAGAAAAAGATTCAGTTGTGAAAATGCACGAGATCATTCCGAGGCTTTATGTCGGCGGAGACGAGGCTGTTGAAGAAGCAAAAAGTCGTCGGTTCGCTCGCCTCGCAGTTGCCAAAGAAGGACCCGATGGCCACCGGCACATGTTGGGGTATACGACTCTCGGGGCTCCGAGGGGCGACAATTACTTCTGGGCTCGTGATGGCGATCACATGGCCCTCAATGTCATAGACATGGAGGACCCGGGAATGATTCCCGACGAAGCTCTAAACCGGGGGCTGAGATTCATTCGAGAGCAATACGACGCAGGCAAAAAGACACTGGTACATTGCAACGCCGGTCATTCACGTGGTCCGACGTTGATGATGATGTTTTTGAGAACCATCGGTGAACTGCCTGACAGCTTCCATAGAGCAGAAAAGATTTTTCGCACGCTCTACCCGCCGTATGATCCCGGGACAGGGATGCGGACACACGCACATCAGAGGTGGTCGACTCTGCCGAAGTTCAGGTAGATATGTCATTGACGGTTTCTATAAACGGCATTCAGCAGATCACTTTTCCGACCGGAGTCAGCTCGGCGTCATGTAGTGGTGACACTCTGACAATTACTCTCAGCGGTGGCGGCGGAGGGTCGATTGATCTGCAGACTAATGGTGTCGACAATGCGACCCAGTCGCAGTTGAATATCGCAGCATCTTCCTCCAGCAGTGTCACAGTTGCGAACTCTGGCGGGACAGTTACTATCACTGGGCCGTTGTTTCAGACGAACAGTTCATCGAACGCAACTCAATCCCAGCTCAACCTCGTTGCCGGTTCTAACATCACTCTAGTCAACAGTGGTGGAAATGTCACCATTTCTGCTAGTGGCGGCGGAAGTCTGGCAGCAGGATCAAATGTAATTCCCAGCTCTGAGAGATCAAGTACGGATTCTGGATACACAAACAACAGCATCATACTTCGACTTCCTCAGGGAATGTTGCTGTGCCGACCTTCGTCTTGGAAGTTTTCTATTTCTCTTGCTGGAGGTGCCAGCTTTGTTGTTTCAGCAGGCGTCGTCTATCGCACTACCGTGGACAGCAATGTCGTCATCGATTCTACGCCGGTGACTTGGGGCGGTTCAAGCGGACCTACGCTCACAGCTGGAGAGACATTCAGCGATTCCATAAGTCTACCAATAGACACAAGTCATGACTACTGGATCGTAGTTCACTTCACCTCTTCTTCAGGAAGCCTGAACATAGGGGGCTCGCAATATGTCAGTGCATTTTTTCACAACGACTGCGGGTTTGTGTTCGGAGATCAGACAGGACTGACTGCGGGAAACTCTATACCGTCCGTCAATCCTGAATCCGACATCTATCGGACGATCTCAACGTAAAGGAAAAAATATGAATTACATGGACAAGGTCGTGGGCGAACAAAAGCCCAAGAAAGAAATTGACCACGTCGTAGTCCGGAAGCACAAGACCGGACACACCGTGGAGCACCATCACACAGCCCCAGGGCATCACCCAGCCGAGACGCACGCACTGTCTAATATGGACGAGTTGCACGGACACATGGAAGACCACATGGGAGAGCCTAACCCTGGCGAAGCGGAAGCCGACGCAGGGCAGCATGGCATCCCGCCCGCAATGGCAGGGCCGATGGCACCCCCGGCAGGACCGGCAGCAGCGTAATCGAGATCATATGAACGAACAACAGAAGGCAGACCTTTCAAAAAAGAGAGGCCAAGCTGCAGTTCATATCTCGGACCCTGAGGAAAGAAAAAAGTTCATTTCAGCACAAGGCGAGGCCGAGAAAAAAGGGGCATCTGACGCTGACTATGAGCATTTAGACCGAGAAGCAGACGACACGATCGCTACTCAGGGTCAGAACAAATCTGTCGGCGTTCCTTCATATAGACATGGAACTGATTATGTTCCCAGGACAGGGCTTGCCAAACTTCACGAAGGCGAAGCGGTCTTGACCAAGGAAGAAAACGAGAAAAGAAATATGGCAACGGAAAAGAAGCACAACGTCAGCCTCTACCGGGCAATGTCGCACCTAAATAAGGGAGGCCTTCATAGAGCACTGCGTGTACCTGAAGGTGAAGCAATCCCCGCAGCAAAGCTGAATGCAGCAAAACACAGCGAGAATGAACACATAAGGCATATGGCTCATTTCGCAGAGACAATGAAAGGTTTTAAACACGGAGGAAAATAGTGCCAGCAAAAGGACAGATTGATGATGCTATTCGTGATGCAGATGGCAATGTAGTTCCTTGGAAGAAAAGGAATCGAGAAAAAGCCAATGCGGCGGCGAGAGATCGTCGTCAAGAGCGAGCGTCAAAAAATCCTTTGCAAGAACGCTTGAACCGAAGGAAGTGGTTTGTTAAACATAAGTTTGGGATAACTGTCGAAAGGCGTGAAGAGATGATAGTCTCCCAAAATTTTTGTTGTGCGATTTGCGGTTTGCATATACCTGATGTGAACGACAGCAGATGGGCCATAGACCACGACCACGAAACTGATGAAGTTCGAGAGATGCTGTGTAAGCCCTGCAACTCTGCAATCGGCCTTCTACGTGAGAGTATTGTAGTTTTGGCCAACGCAATTAAGTACCTCATCAAGCACAAGAAATAGGAGAGAGCATTGAACCCCACAGACTTGCAATCGATTTTGGACGACCATTTCCAGAACGACATCAATTACCAGCATCATGGCAAGACGTGGGAAGAGTTGGACAAACTGGCGGCGATTTCTCTTTCTAGACTGCCTGAAAAACATCAGAAGCTTTTGTTCTCAGTCTGTACGAGATATGATCTGACTGATGTCACGTTGATCACCCGTGCTCGGTTCATGGCACAGACAAATCTTTTCTTCCTTTGTAAGCTCCTCGGCTACAACAAAGTGTCTCGAGAAGAATACGTCTGGACTGACAATTTGGTGCACAACACTCATGAAGAAATTTGCAATGATTTCTTCGTCAGGAAAGACCCGACTCAGAAAGACTTCGAGTCTTTTGCCAATGCCTATCTCGGCAAGAAAGAGCGTCTGCTGTTGGTCCCTCGAGGTGGATTCAAATCCACTATGGACATGGCAGACACGGTTCAATACATCATCTGCTGGCCGGAAGTCACCTGTCTCATTTTGACCGGCTATTTGAAATTGGCTGAGGGTTTCGTAGGCGAAATCAAAGGCCACTTCACGCTCAAAGAGACGCAGGACCCTGGCTTTAAAGGCCTGTTCATACCGGGAAAGAAATTCTACAGAGCCCGCACTGTTCACAGCGAAGATTCGATGTTCCAGATTCTTTTCCCGGAGCATTGCATCCCTGAGGAAGACGGTAAGGCGTACGAGTATCAGTCGCCCGCATCTTCTAACGTGGTGAAAGAACCCACGATTTTTGCGGCATCGATCGAGCAGAACTTGGTCGGATGGCACGTCGGTGTTTTGAAACTCGACGACGTCGTCACCAACGAGAACTCGAACACACTCGAACGCATCAAGAACATCAACAAGCAAGTCAGCGTCAACCAAGCCATGCTACACCCGTATGGCTTCTATGACAAAATCGGAACGTGGTACGACTCGGAAGACACCTACGGACAGGACATCAGGAATCTCTCGAAGGCCAAGGAAAATGGCGACGACTTCCCGATGAAGATTTACATCCGTGCTGCATGGTGGCCGACCGACGAAGCAAAGAAGATGGGAAAAATCGAAGAGGAGATGACCAAACAGGACTATGTCTTGTGGTTCAACCAGCCAGGTCAACTCACCTACGAATTCCTGATCGGAAAGAAAAAGACCGATCCATACTTTGCGATCAAGTATCTCAACGATCCGACTCAGATGCACGCAATCAAGTTCCCTCGGGAGCTTTTGCTGCGTCGAACGATTTCAGCAAATCTCATCCCACCGAATACCGGGATGATCGTCACATGCGTAGATACAGCGTACTCGACCAAAAACTGGGCCGACTACACGGTCATCATCACGGCACTGATTTACGGTGGAAAGTTCTACATCATAGACATGAAGAGGGGACGCTACAACGAGTATGAGTTGCCTGCATTGATTGCGGCGACTGTACTTCAATGGAAACCCAAGCGTGTCTGTATCGAGGACTCCGTGGGCGTCAAGTGGTTAGGTCGAGAGATCTACCGTGAGATGGACAAACTGAAGGTCAGGACTTACATCGAATTCTGCTCACTCGGGCTTGGTTCTAAGAAGAACTCGAAGGCGATGAAGGCAAAACCTGTGCTCCGGTTCATCGGTGACGAACGCTTGTTGTTCGCCAACTCTTGTCCAAGTCTCGAAGAACTCTACGATGAGTTGAGCAGATTTGGGACAGCGGCATCGACTCACGATGACATAGTCTCGGCACTGTCGATTCTGGTTCAGCAGTTCGCAGCCTATGCGGACATGGAAGCGGTCCAGACGACACAGATGTCGACGTATGTCAATGATCCGAAAATGAAGCACTCTGCGGACCAAGTGTTCTGTACTGGGAAATACCAGCATCTCAATGCTGCGGAGATTCAATCTCTACAGATAGAAAATCCGCAGATTCCGTGGCAAGAACTTGCTGCAGCAGATGCTAAGGAATTCAAGGCTGCGAACTTCGACCCTCTGGGCGATTTGTTCGGATAGGGAAAATATGGCTGAAGAAGTTCAGGTCAATGAGAAAGTCACAGTCGACACGATTCCGGCAGACCAAATGATTGCCAACACCGGAGACGGAAATCCGTATCAACCGGTGACAGGGGAGAGCTTTGACACCAAAGGTGCTCCAGAGGACATCGCAGATGCCCTTGCACTCGTGGTCCAGTCAGCGAACTCAGCGAAAGCGTTCATAGCGAACAAGCAGTGGATTCTTTTGTGGAGAGATGCCGATCTTCTGTATCAAGCACCTCGACCAATGACGGTCTATGAGAACACCTACGTTCTCGAGCCGAACGTTCAGAGATTTACTGTCGCTAAGGTCTGCAATGCAGTCGTGCCGCAGCTCTATAAGGGCTTGTTTTACGACGATCCTCCGATGATTCTGCGGCCAGAGCCGAACACTCACCAATCGGTCACGGACGCAAAAAGCAAGTTGTTCAACGTCATTCTTGATGAATGCAAATTCAAGCAGCAGACGAAGTGGGGCCTCGAGAATATGGCCTGCTTCGGAACCGGCATCTGGAAATGGGGATACGACTGGAAGACTCGAAAGACTTTCAAGCGTAAGAAGTCCTCTGTAAAGATCGATCTCGGCGGAGATGGTACTCAGATTTTAAACCTCCCGACCGACGAAATTCCAGACATCGAAGTCAGGGAATATGTTGTTCCGTTGCCGTTTTTTGAATGGCGACCTGTCGACAAGGTCCTCGTTGATCCACACCTAGCCGTTGCAGACATTCGTGAAGCTCGCTGGGCGATCGATGTCCAATATATGGACTGGTACGAATTCAGCGACCTGATGATTGCCATCCAGAGGGAAGTCGGTAAGGGCAAACACGGCGAATGGATGAAGGGATGGAGATTTCCGTCCGAGAAATCGCTGAAAGAGTATTGGAACAAGGTTCCATCGACTGACACTCTGGAAACAGAACAAGCAACATACATGGAGGGAGTTGTTCATCACGCACAAAAGGTGAACATCCAAGTCAGTCCTAACCCGCTCCGCAACAAGCTCGAGATTCTTGAGTACTACGACAAAGGCAATAAGATTCTCGTCCTCAATAAAGCGTGGGTATTTTTTAAGGGGAAAAATGAATTTGAAGTAGTGCCGTTCCTCAGTGCAAACTGGTGGAATCGTCCCCGTGCGTTTTACGGCATGGGTCTCGGCATGATCGTTGGACAGAATCAACGAGTTGACCAGGGTACTATCAACGCAATTCTCAAAATATTGTCATTCGGCGTCAATCCGGTCTATTTGAGATCGAGAGATGACAACGCTCCGACGCAGATGCTCCGTACGAGTCTAGGCAAGATTCTTACTGTGTCTGATCTTGAGAAGGGCTACAAGTTGATGGAGACTCCGAAGACTCCGCCAGATATCTGGACAGCACTGTCGGAATCGGAAAAGGCAACCGAATCTTCGTCAGGTGCAGATCAGGCACTGGTACAAGGCTCGTCAGCAGGCCCCCGTTCATCGATGGGCAGAACCGCTGGAGGTGCAAACCTTCTCGCCGGTGCTTCTGCGACACGACTCGACGGGCCGCTAGACAACTTCATTGATCAAGTCTTCAAGCCATTCCTGAGCATCATCGACATGATCATCTACAAGACGATGTCGGATGGAGCAATCCTTCGCATCCTTGGCGATGAATATGGGCATGAACTCATAAAGAACCTCGACCTCGAGGCGTTCCATTCGGCTCGCTTTGAATATGAGGTTCTAGCCGGTGCGTCGTTGTCCGCAAAGAGAACGATGGCACAATCGATGGTCCTGTTGACTCAGATTTTCCAGAATCCACAGATTCAGGAATCTCTGGCCGAAATCAACGAAGAGTATATCGACTACAAGCCAATCTTGACCATGTGGCTTGAAGCTTCGGAATGGAGAAACAAACAGGACATCATCAAGCCGATGACTGCCGCTATGAAGGCAAAGCGTGCACAGAATTCTAAGGCTGCGTTGATGCAGATGCAGATCCAAGCGAAGCAGCAGGGCGATGCTCAGAAATTCCAGCAGAAGCAGCAGCTGGAGGATCAAGCTTCAGACAACCGCATCAAGCGGGATGTCATTCGAGAAGTATCGAAACAAAACGTCGGTCCAGAAGTGACTGGCGAGCCGACCGCAGGTGGTCTCCAAGGAGAGATGCCGACAGTCGTGTAGGTTTTCATGGGTAGTTCCTTTAGAAAAACTACCCTACTTTTTCTAAATAGGAGGAGACATGAGAGTCACAAAAACAGTTGGAGACGGGTTCGGCAAAACCAAGGTAGTAGAGGTCGAGTTGAACCTACATGAATTGGACCAGATGACCGGCGAGGATTACAAGCGGCATTTTCATAATCCGGAATTCCGTAAGGAAGTCGATCGGCTCGAGGCAGAACGCAAGCAGCGTTATGACAACCTCGTGGCAACACGTGGCGGGGTAGCGGCAACTGAGATTTCCAATGTTGGACCCCAATAGAAAAGAATTCAAGATTCTGGACGAGGCCTTCAATCTCAATCCAAACGAGAAGGCCCTCCTCTCTTCCATTACAAAATTGGAATGGTTCGAGTTGTTGCAGCGAATCATGGAAGATTGTGTCCGGAGCTATGCCAACAGATTGATGAGTACACCGGCCAACGACGCAGCGTCGATCATAGCGAATCACAATCAGGCCACCGCCGTGCACGAATTTTACAGGGCCTTCATTGACCGCATTGACGTCGAGTGTCAGATCGCATCTCATTTTGGATCGACTGTCGGAACCATCAAAAACCCAGAACGTCCCGAGTACATCATTGAGGACAAGATTGAGCTGGGCATCAAACCGTAATAGGAGGAGAGCATGTCAGAACCAAACAAAGAGACTGTGGAGACCGTACCGACTGTACCGATGGAGCTGCCCGAACAGAGGTATGAGTACCAACCGCTTGATGAACAAGGACGTCCTCTTGGCGGCAAGCAAGTCATCGTCTATCGCACTGGTCAGGAACTGGCTGACAAGCTGCGTGATCAAAACGTCCAGCTTGTTCGCAAGATGCGTGAGTTGAACCGCAAATTGCGACTTGGTGTCAATGAGGAGCTGGCTCCTCCCGACGTAGCTGAGCGTGTTGAAAAGTTTGTCGAATTGAAACCGCAGCATATGTCGACGGACGAAGTTTTCAATCTGACACAGGACCTCAATGATCCGGGCAAGTTTGAATCTGCTCGAGATCGGCTGCTCGAATCGGCCATCGGCATTTCTCCGTCCAAACTGGCGGAGATTCTCAACAAGAGCCAGATGACCACGTTGCAGCTGGCTGCAGTGCAAAATTTCGATAGATTCGTCAAAGAAACTCCTGAGTATGCAACCGGTGAGACCTTTGAGAATCGCAAAACTCTGACGGACTGGGTCGTAAAATATGGGCTGGCCCCGACCGTCGATAATTTCAAATTAGCCTATAACTCGCTGAAAGAAGCCGGATTGCTTCTTTCTGCTCCTGTCCAGCGACAGGAACCCGCCACACCAGCACCCGCCGCAACACCGGTGAGCGTGCCTCAGGTGGCAAACAATGAGGAACCGAAGCCGCAGGTTCCTGTTCAAGAGCCAGCTCGGATTAGCGAAGCTGTTGAACCGCAGGTACAGCGGAGTGCAAAGATACCCTCTGGGCTCAATAGTTCACGGACATCACCGTCCGGAACAGACATTCTGCCACAAGAGAGGGCTTTATCGATGACACTCAAAGAACTCGACGCATTATCCGCCGATCAGTATAAGGTGAGATATCGTGATCCTAAGTTTCGAGAACTTGTAGACAAGCTCGAAGCTATCAGGGCCGAGAAGGCACGCATCAAAGGCGTTGCCAGCTAGGTATTGAGATTCTTACGCAAAGGAATGAGTCTAGACTATGTCTTACTCTCCTGCACAAAACGTCCAGTCGAATCTGCCTCAGTCGACTGTGAAGTATTACGACAAACGGTTCCGTGAGAACCTGAAGGCACAGACGCCCTTCGTGGCCTGCTCTGAGCGGCTGGACCTCCCCATGAAGTCCGGTAACCAGTACGAAATGTTCATGTACGTCCCGTTGGCCGCAAACGTCAACCAGACGACTGAAGGTACCGTTGGCTCGGCTCTGTCCGTGTCCGTACTGACCACGACTGCGACGATCGGCGAATACGCCGACTACGCAAACTTCTCCTCGTTGGCACTGGCGACCTCGATCGACAGCACCGTTGAGAACGTTGCGAAGGAAATGTCGTATCGTCTGGGCGAATCGTTGTCCGCACTTGTGCGTGCAACCGCTGACGGTGCATCCAGCATCGATCCCAGCGTGAGCGTGAAACTGGCTGCTTCCAGCACCACGTCTTTCACGGCTCTTTCGTTGAGCCAGATCCGAAACAGCGTTCAGTCCATGGCTGGTCGCAGCATCAAGCCGTTCGACGAAGGCACCAAACGTTTCGTCGGCGTCATTCACCCCTTTGCTCTGGGCGACGTCTCTGCTGACAACAGCAACGACTCTCCCATTGACATCCTGAAGCACACCCCGATCGGGTTGGCTCGGATGGAAGAGCTGGTCTCGGTTGACTTGACCGAGATGGTCGAAATTCCCACCACTGGTGTGAGTTTCTTCCAGTCTCCTCTGGTCACCACGACCACGAACTATCAGGGCGTCACTGGTCTTACCGGGCTGAGAACTTACATCTTCGGTAAAGACGGCATCTTCAGCATCAAGCTGGGTGCACAGGGCGACACCGAGTTCGGCGACGGTGAGTGGCAGAACATCAAGTGCAACGTCGTGCAGAACGCAGAGCCGACCGTTGCCGATCCTGAAGGCCTGATCCCGGGTTGGACGAGCTATCGTGTGCACTTCACCACGTCGCTCGGTCCGGACACCACGATCCGGCAACGTCAGATCGACGCAGCTTCGGCTGTTAGCTAATCGGCGGGGACGGAAGGGAGCGAGCCTATATGGCAGATTCCTTGACCCGTCCCTTTGCCTTTTGATTAGCGTGATGTTCTAAGAAAGGAATTTGGCATGCCCAATTTTCCCCCCGCAGCTACCGGATTTCCGACGCCGACCACCGGCTCGGGTGTTTCCGCTCAGCTCGCTGTCACTTCCACGCAGACCGGGGCGTCTGCACTGAAATCTCTGCCTAACTCGGCATCGAACGTGCGTCAGTACACGACCACGCTCTCGGTGACGGGTTCGGGCGTGAACAGTGCATTCGCAACGTCCATCGTGTTGAACGGTGCAGTCCAGGACGCACAGAACAACTCTGTGACGCCTGCGACGTCCGTCAACGCAGTGTGGAAGCCGTACTGTTCCACCAGTGCGGTGAATGCAAAGCAGTCGCCAAGCAACTTTGTGGGAACGGCTCCGGCCATCTCCTACAGTGCTTATACGTTCTCACTCGGTTCGCCGAGTCAGGCGAATGGCCTGCGAATCACTGCAACGGCACAGAACCCCGGTAACAACGTTCTGGAACTGCAGTTCCCGACCTTCGCTAACACCGAAGCTCAGCCGGGTAACGACGGTTCAGGTGATCCGAACGACATGATCTACGTTCAGATCGTCATTCAAGTCGTACCCTAATTCAGTACGCACAAGATCAAGGGGGACCTCAGGGTCCCCTTCTTTTTTCACAAATAAAATTGGAGGAGACATGTCTGAGGAGAGAGACTTGTTGATCGAGGGACTGCAGGAATCCAATGACACCCTGCAGGATGAAGTCGATCGACTGAAACGTAGTAACAAGATTTTGAGACAAGTGGTTCGCACGCTGCGAACGACTGTCACTTCCCTGCGAAGATCGCAAGAGATTGCCATCAACAATGACGAGGAGTTCAAAGCTCTTTGTCAAAATGATGGTGAGCTTGATTCGGTTCCGACTGCTGAGGGTGGATTACCCGAAGTTCAGTCTTAGTGGACAGGTGGGCGTACGACCATCAATAAGCGTCAGCCACGCTGCCGTCTGATCCACGACAAAACGAGTTGATATCGAATCGGTGAGAGGCTCCCCAATGGGACCGCCTATCCCGGCTGGGGAGCCAAACACTTAGGAGGAGACATGTCGGAGGCATCGGCATTAAATCCAGATCAGATTCAAAAGCTGCAAGGAACTCGCTTGAAGGAAGAGCATCCGGCGTATTCATACGCTGCTGAAATGGATGCCGATCCGGGTATGACTAAGGAACTCGCTGCCGAGATCGAGGACTACTCGAAGCGACGGTACGACGTCAATCCTTCAAATCAAGCACAAGAAATTCTTGCAGAGCAGAAAGAAATCAACGCAGGGATCAGTCAAGAATATCAGTGGCTGAAACCCGAAGAATACAAGGACGAAGCTGAACGCAAAGGTCGCATCATACATTCGTCCGAGTTCATCAGCCGACTCAGGAAGGCTGACATCAGGTGCTGGTACACCGGCCACGCACTGCCCGGTCGAGCGACTTTAAAGGTACAACGTGAGGGACTCGACCCAGAAGTCGGATGTTGGGTGCAGCTCGGCTTCATGCCTGAACTGTCCATCATGCGATTCAACGAACACGGTGTTCCTCTTGACGAAAAGTTTAGAGGATGGCGGACGTGTCTACTTCAGCTGATCCTCAAAGGGATCATCAAGGAAGACGACGCCAAGAGGCATTTCGGCAAGCCTAAGGTCACACCGGCATTTGCCAGATACAACTCCACACTTCAAGCCTTCCGTAACAACGGCAATAGGCTGAATATGGAGAACTAGGAGGAGATATGTCAGCAGAAAAGAACCAAGACGTCACAAAGGATTTAACAAAAATTGCACCGATCAACGATGAAAGTGCTTATCTGCAGAAGCAGCTGATCGAAATGCAGTTGGAGATTGCAAAGGCTCAGCTTGAGGAATTGAAGCTCACCAAGACTGAGAAAAGCTTGCATATCCAGGAACTGCGTTCGACGATCGCCGATCGTGAAACCAAACAGCGTCAGGCCCAGATGGATCGTGAGTCACAGGGTCGGACGTTCGCCCAGTCCGCCGCAGCCGATCGCCAGAGGCAAGCAATGTGTACCCATAAAAAGGGAGGCATTGTCAGTGCCCGCAATATCCAAGCACTGCAGACTGGTGGTAACGGTGCTCAGTACGCAGTCATCAAGCATCAGATGATCAACGGGGATATGTGGGTACGTTGTCAGCGTTGTGCCAAGACATGGTCTCCGCCGCTGAAGATCAACTTCTTCTTCCGTCCAGACGAACGTGGCGTGCTGATCGCAGTCGCACCGCAGGATGGAACCTTTAATCAAGGTCTGTTCGATCAGGCAGTGCGGGAATACGATGAGGCCAAGAGGTTCAACACCAACAACACCCCCTCAGCGTCGGTCCAGTGCCGATTCTCTAAGTGGGTTAAGGGTGCTGACGGTCAGTGGTTTGAAGCTGATGCCTCAGACGACTATCGGCAGACGCTCGCATCGACGAACTTGCGATAATTTCGCCAGCGTGATCGGGGCGGCACGAAACAAAACCGCCCCACGATTTTTGAGTATCGAGGATCAAGCCTCGGTCGGCTTAGGGTGCTTCTCCGTGAAGAAAGCATCCAACATTTCAGGAGACCCATGGGAAACAGTTCGATTCAGATCAGAACCCTAGTGGATGACGCTCGAACGTTTCCACAATACGCACCGGTTCTTCCTACTGGTGGATATTCTGACCAGCCTGCACTTTCCATCACGAATGACGTGATGACGACCTTCCTAATGGGAACTCCGGACGGGAAACCGTTCAACTGGAAGTTCAACCGCATTCTCCTTCCTACGTTCTTTCTGAACAGCTACCAGCAAGACTACCTCATCTCCGGACTTGTCAATGTCGGTTGGCTCGAGCAAGCATTTGCTGTCTATCAGTCTGCCACTGTTCAACCCAAAAACATTCGATACATGGAAGTCGCACGAGACTTGATGCTGACGAATGCCCAGACGGGTAATGTTGCCAAAGCCTGCTGGATGCAAGTCGACACCATGGAAGTCGGCCAGTGGGGCGTCTCCGCCGCTCTGAGTGCTCTAGGGCTGACCAATCCGGGACCCGGAGCTGTCTATACGAACCCGGCCAGCTTGCCATCAATGCCGACCAATCCTATCACAGCTGTCGAGGACACGTTTGGAAACTTTTGGACCTTGACGCAGTACGGGACATGTGGTAGTACTAATCCTTTCACCTCAGCTGTCAATGCGGCAGGCGTGGTGTTCCCGACCCTTCAGAACCAATCCATTGTGGCGACCACCGTCAATGACGGCTCAGTCATATGGACTGCAGTTAATCCGAAGGGGCAGGGTATTCGTATCAGCCCGCAGCCGCCTGCAAACGGCCCTGTGTGGAATGTCAACGTCGTTGCTCAGCAGCGTATACCGTTCTTCACCGCATTGAATCAATATATCAATCCGGTGCCGGATGACTACTACGCATACTTCAAACAGGGATTTCTTGCACAGTGTGCACGTCGAAGCGTCGACGCCAAGGTCAGAGCGACATTTGACACTGAGTTCAAGTTGTGGATTCAGGCGATGACCAACGCTGTCAGGCAAGGCGATCGTGAGCGAGATGACTACGGTTTTGTACCGGGTTCATCGATCATGGATTCGGGATGGGCGTTCAATCCTGTCAATCCGGCCACACCTTACGGACCCTGGGCAGGCTAATCAACTTCATAGGAGGAGAGTGTGGCAAACAAACATTGCCTCATTGCGTTGTCGACGTGCCGATCTTTCGAAGACAATGGAAACAATCAAGCGGTACGTGACACTTGGCTCAAAGAGTCTTTGCCATCTGGCTGGGACTATAAGATGTTCGTCGGGGCAGGTCCCGGCCCGGTGCCATCGGATACGGTGGAACTGCGTTGCCCCGATACTTACGAGTATCTGACTTACAAGACCCAAGAACAGGTCATGTGGGCCTTCCAACACGGCTATAAGTACATCTATCGCTGCTTTCCTGACACCTATGCGGCAGTTGATAGACTGCTCTCGTGCGAATTCGAACAGGCGGATTACACGGGAACCTTCGGGGGACTAGTCGATACGGAAACGTGCCGCCCGAAGGTGATGTTCAATCGTGATGGCAATGAGTTGTCTGTGTTCGCATCCGGAGGACCTGGATACTTCCTCAGCCGTAGGGCTATGGATGTCCTTCGCAACTGTTACGTTGATTCTTCCTTCCAAGAAGACTGTTGGTTAGGACAGAAACTCCACGGATTCAGATTTCTAAAACTACGAGACGATCGCAGGTTTTGGGAATCTCGAGCCTATGAAAAAACGATCCGTCGATACGGACCGGAAGTCTGGAACAACGTCGTTGCGGTGCATCTCAGTAAGAAAAAGACATCCTCTGGCGGCACAGCGGGATGGTATGACAAGCAGTGGATGTATGACGCACATACGGCATATGCCGACAAAAGCCGCACCGTCGACTCACCTGATGTCGACATCGAATACAACGTTCAGCCACTCAATAGTTTTGAGGCCATGCTGATCGACGACATCTCCGTACATCGTGGCGAGCCACATGTCAACGTAGAGGTCCGTGGAGCGGAAGGGCTTTGGTCTAAAGTCCCACGTTAATGAATGTTCCGAACGGAAAGTTTTCCGTGTTTGATTTTCTTCGTAAGACTCTTCTTTGGATTGCTCTTTTGCCTCTCCCTTTCATTGGGATCGGTGCCGCTCTCAATCAAGCAGTTCTCGTTGCCAACAATGACACTTTTCCAGTTCGTGCAAATGTCGTAAAAGTTTTAGGATATCTCAAGGACGAGCCTGAGGTTTCAGAACTAGACCAAGAGATGCACGCAATGAACAGTGACGCTCCAATCATGCTCGACAACGTCCACTGTGTCATGACCTCTAAAACCCATCTCAATTTCCTCGCTGACAACTTCGATTTCGAAGACAGCATCTGCAGTATAGGCGACCTCTTGCTCGACCTTGGAGAATGGCTGGCTCAATACGCCCTAATTGTATGGGCGATTCTCGTAGTCCAGAGGCTGCGAAAGCAAGACGCACAGGAGACCTAAGTGGCAATTTCCACCGTTAAAATCTCGGACACGATCGAGTGGTCAAAGCGACTGATGTTCAATCGCAACCCGGTCATTGGCAACAGTCTTGAACCGGCATTGACCGCTGCGAACATGGTCAGACAAACGATCCTCGGCCCGCCGTTTGATTGGTGGTGGAACAACGAAGAAGTCACCTTCCAGACCACATCGACTCCAAATGCGACCGTGGCTTCCTCGACGACTAGTATCAGCATTCTCAATGGTGTTCTCACAGCCACTGTTCCCAACAGTTTCTTCGTACAAGAGCCTGTGATTGCGTCAGGATTTACCTCCGTCACGCAGCTCAATGGTGTCATGTTTGAGACGGCGACTGTGTCCAGCACGAACTTCACAGCCTCGACTACGCTGCCCAACTCTGGGCCGACGAGCGATTCTACAGGAATTTTCACTGCTCTGACGAATCAGGATTACGTGACTGCAACACCTGAGTTCTCGCACATCGGTCACGCCTCGGTCTATGATCCAGTCGCAAAGAAGTGGTTTGTATTGGAAGTCGAGAACGACCTCAGTCTCGACTCCATCACCGATCGACCACGGTTCATCAATCCCCATACAGAGGATGCTAATGGCAACATGCATTGGCGTCTGATGCCGTCTCCAGACAACAATTATCCGGTATCGATTCACATTCAGAAGACCCCGTCAACTCTCATCGTCGGAGTCAACTCGACATGGGCACCCATTCCTGATTTCATGCAGACAATCTACAACTGGGGTTTCCAAGCCATCATGTGGCTATTTGCGGATGATGCAAGATTTCAATTTGGAAATCAGAAGTTCCTTGCCGGTCTTCTCGGGCGTGCACAGGGACTGACTGAGGAAGAGCGAAATACGTTCCTAAACAACTGGAGTGATATGACTGGATCTCAACGTCTAATGATCCAGCAAGGAGTGCAGGGTCGAGGAGTGTAGTCTATGAGTCAAAGTAGCTACAATTTCACTTTTCAAGATCCCAGCGGCAAGCCGTTGGCACTTGGATCGGCGACGTTTCGTTTGACTCAAGACGCACAAGTGGTCAATACAGCACAGATTGTCCGTGGAACTCTGGTGACAGCTGCACTCGACTCCAACGGTTCTGTGACAATTCTTCTGTGGCCGACTAACCAGTTGGTTCCCGCAACGGTCTACACTGTGCGAGCGTATTCCGCCAACGGCCTTTTGGCTTTTGAAGAACAGATGTCCCTCACCTAGGTGAGAGAGGAAAGCAATGCCATCTCCAACCCCGACTCAACTCATCAACGGAAACTTTCAGGACTCGGAGGGCAATCTTCTCGCAAACGGCTATCTTACCTTTAGACTCAGTCAAGATGCGACCGTTTCTGGAAGCAGCATCTGTGCTGGCATCGAAATCACGATCAACCTCAACTCTACGGGCAACGTCTCTACTTCTCCTCCGCAGAGCGTGTGGGGAACGGATGTGATGTCTCCGGTCAATTGCTACTACACAGTGACTGGATACACGCAAAAAGGCCAGCCTGTCTGGGGGCCCAACAACCAGCAGGTCATATCAGGGTCGACATTCGATCTCGATACTTGGATTCCGAATCAAGTCTTCTCGTGGCAACCGCCTCTACAGACAGTGACATTGGAAACCAATAGTACACTGAATGCGAATCAGTTTCTTCTGAACCTCGTTGCTGGCTCTGGCGTCACGCTGGTCAACTCTGGCGGCAATGTCACGATTTCTTCGACGGCACAGTCTGTACTTTTGCAGACTAATAGTTCGAACAACGCAACTCAATCACAACTCAACCTGGTAGCCGGAACTGGCGTTTCTCTCGTCAATAGCGGAGGAACTGTCACTATTTCTGCGAGTGGTGGTGGGTTTTCTACGTCGGGCCAAGGCTTTTTCTTTGGTGCAAAATCGGTAGGACCTATAACAGGCGGTTCGGGCGGAGCATTTAACAACCGCATCATCACCGACGTCTATGTTATTCCCATCGAGCTGGAGAATGCGTACACCATTAGAAAAGTCACCGTTCCAGTACAAGGCAGTTTAGGATCATCCAGCACCAACATCTACATCGCCATTTTTGATGCTGCTGGCACGACCCGCCTTCTCTACACTGGAGCGATTCCAGTTCCATTCAATTCCAGCCCTACTGTCTATCAAGTCACCCTGGGTAGCCCTGTCGCTCTGTCGGCGGGTTATTATCAGTTGGCGTGGGGACAGGACGGAAGCTCTAGCATCACGACAGTGACAACAGTCGATACCTCAGCTCTGCAGACTACTTGGAATCAGTCTTTTATCAGAGTCGGCTACATTGCAAGCGGCATTTCTGCCGGTAACATGATAACCACATTGACTTCTTTGACTGACAGGTCTTTGAACGTTCCGACAATCATGTTTGAGGTCTAAGGATAACTCATGTCGAATCTCCAAAGTTCAGGTGGACAGCCACAGAAGCAGCCGAAGTATGCACCGCTAGTTACGGGTAGAATCTTCAGCGGCCTCTATACCAACCGCTCACCTCTTCGTGATGGCAGTTCGACGAGAATGGAAGAACGCTATGGCTTAGGTCATGGCGACACGATGATCGCCGGTGCGAACGTTGAAGTTAGCAATCGTCTGACTCTCGTTCGTCGTCCCGGAAACCCGAAATACGACACGACCAACACCTGGAATCCGATTTTGGCGTTCGATGAATTCCGTGTAAACAAGGGCAGCTCGGACGCATTTGGAACAGTTCTTGAGACCATCTACACGATGGTCGACGAGACTTCGACCCTCTACGCTTTGTCTGATACTCTGTCAAAGAAAGGTGTTTGGGCAAAGAGCACAGGTGCCGGTCAGACGTTCATGAAGCAGGACGGCAACAGCCTGTACTTCGGAAACGGCGTTGATCAAAAGAAGTGGCTGACTTCCCTCTTCCAACGTAACAGTTCCAACAACTCGACAGTCATCAACACCAACTCGTATCCGCTGATGTCGACGTATTTCATCGATCCGAACGATAATATTCAGCAGCTTGTTGGTGGCAATCTCGGAGACATCTCGGCAGTCAACATCGCAAATGGCACGATCACTGTCACGGTCAATCTCAGTCCTGACAACACGGACTATCCCATTGGGTATCAGTTCATACTGTGGGGATTTACCTCAGGCTCTTCCAGCGATTTTCTCAATGGGTATACGCTGACTCTGAGTGTCCCTTACACTCACGGTGGAGCACAGCCGACGACTCTAGTTGGTAGCTACCTCAATTCTGCTCCTGTAGCCTTCAGTGCGTCTTCTCTCAATGCTTTTCTTGTCGATGTCAATGACGTCACCACTCTGACCACGGGTAACTACGGCTCCATCACTTGGAGCACGCAAATTCCCTCCGCCGCCAACAATTTCAATGGCGGTGTAACCCTCGATGGAAACATCATCTGGAAGAATCATTCGGTCCCTCAGACTGGAAGTCTTCCAACGACCAAGCAGGTCATGAATTGGGGCATTGTTGCTCCTACCGGAAGACTGACTCCTACAGTGAGCGGTGCTGAGGGTAGTTGGCAAAGACAGACCTACTATTCCCCTGCAGGCATCGTTGTCGATGCAGCCAATAATATTTGGCAAGTCACGACAGCAGGAACCAGCGGAGGCTCGAATCCATTTACGTCATTCGCAACGACTGCGAAAGCTTTCCCTGCCAGCGGCTTTACGACCGTCACTGACGGCGGAGCTGCATGGAAATGCGTAGCTCAGGGCCATGATTCCACTGGTACGTATTCGACAGGCTCGACTAACGGGCCGTTCTCTCAGTGGCAGGCGAGCAAGGGATACAGCGACGGCAAGTACAATTCGGCGACAAATGCATACGTGCAGAACTATACTGACGGTTCCTTCATCATACAGACCGCCGGTGGTGTGCCTTGCGTGTTCAACTGCAATCGAAACATCGTTCCTCAAGGCAGCGGGTCCGGTCCCAACGTTCCGGTCTCGGTAGTCTTTGGCGGCGGTTCTACCGGCAACGTCGGATGGTCAGTGAAGTTCTACAGCCATTCGAATGCCGGTGCTGTTGATGCACAATTCGGCGGAAGTGTAGGCAACCCTGTCTTTGTTATCGGCGGAGGTGCCCTCGGTGCTCCTACAGCATCGGCAGTTGGCGTCAGCAGTGTCATGTGGGATGCATTCAATTCCACAGGTGCAAGCCATGCCTTCGACCAACATCCGATGGTCAATGCGACCATCAGTCCTGCAGGTGAAACTGCAGTTGCAAACTTTACGACCCCGTGGCCGGGAATGCCCAGCACCAACTTCGAATTTTTCCAATACGGAAAGATTCGCATCCCCGTACCGATGCAGGTGACGTTTACCATCATCGGAGACGACGGATACGTGTTCGGAGTCGAAGCAGCTGCCGCAGCGACATTTGTCAGTGCAACCGCACCGACAGTCCTCGGCGGCATTGTGACCGGCACACCGTGGCAGGGTTACCCTGTCCTCTATGGATCGAACATGGCCCAACCGGGCGGTCCGATTCAGATCGTAATCAATTTTCCCACAGCAGGTGAGTGGGGAATCGAATTTGATTACGCTCAGAAGGACGTCCACAACGTTTTCGTAGTTCTTGCAAACGGACAAGTCATGACTCCGGAGCAGGCGACGACTGAGCCTCTGTTCAACAGTGGCTCGGTTTCTCCGTCATTTCCTGGGTTCTCGACGACGCTTGCATCGCAGAACACCTACAATGCGGTCACAGAGGGCGGAGTCAACAATCCGAAGCTGGACTTCTACACGCAGGTCAACGCAGCACCGGGCAACTGCCTACGCTGGTTGAACCTCGGTCCTGTGTCGGATTTCTCATGGTTTCCGAATACGCCGATCACGCTGGCTGGTACGGAAATCATAGACACGAACTCGAACCTTCAAGCACCGTACGAGACCGGAAAATCCGGACTTGTGCAGCCTACCTGGCAGACGACGCTTTATGCCATAACGCCGGATTCGACCGGCAGTACGCTGCAGTGGATCAATGAAGGCCCAGTACCGGCGAATGCTGATCAGGGCCAGATCTCGGCAACGAGTACGCAGGGATTCAAGTACGGCATCGCATTGGTCAACACCCTTGACAACACGGTGTCCAACATTGGAAAACTGACACCGGGCACAGGTCCGGTCAACGGCACTGGAGCAAGTATTCACTTCGCACCAGGTAACGGACTCAACATCGCCGATATTGATCCGCAAGCAGACTGGGTTGCCATCTTCCGTACAACGGACAATGGATCAATTCCTCTGCTAGTGCCGGGTGTAGGAAATCCGGAGATCTACACCGTGCCTCTCGTGCAATATCTGCTCAACGGGTATGTGGACACGACAGCCGATGTCGATCTTGATGAGTTGGCTCAGGCTCCGACGGCAGGAGAAAATACTCCTCCTCTGCCGGGTGCAATCAATCTGACGTTCCATCTCGGTCGTATCTGGTTCTCAATCGGAAACACGCTCTACTACACGAGTGGAAGTGATGCTCCGGTCGGCAATGGCGTCAATGGTGTGGCTCCGAGTAACTTCGGACAGGTTCCATCGCAGATCAAGCGACTGGTTCCCACGACCATAGGTGTCCTGGTTATGACTAACAGTGACATCTACATCGTCGCTGGAAGCGGCACGCCGACCAATCCGATTTTGCCGCCAATTCCCTACGAGCAGAACATCGGCCTCTCGAACTACAATGCACTGGACATCAACGGTGCCATCATCGGATTCTTCACGACCGATCGACAGTTCGTCATTTTCGATCCCTCCAGCGGTGTCAACTACGCTGGTAACCCGATCGGCGATCAGTTCCGCCTCAACAACGGAACGGTCGGACAGAGTTGGAATCCTAACAATGTCTATGTGGCGTGGTACCTCAATGGCGAGGACATGGGTTGGTATGTCGCCGACTACAAGAACGGTTGGTACAGGCTCATTCCTACTCCTTCACCGGAGCAGGGCGAGTGCTGGTCACCGTTCGCTACGATCCAAGCAGTAGGTTCGATACAGGGTAACATCTCGGCTATCAAGTCTGTCGAGACGCAACCCGGACTCCATCGACTGCTGGTCGGTCCGTCAACAGCAGGCGGCTCCATTCTCAATCGTGATCTCAATGCGACTACAGATGGAGGCACTACCGGTGCTAATGGAACAACCTATCCGGCATACGCAGTCTTCGGTTCATATGTATTAGCGTCTCCCGGACAAGTGGCAAAGGTTGCGTTCCTGACATTCGATTCTGTACGTACCGGTTCACCGCTTGTGCTTGGCGTGCTGATGGATGAGGCACTTCCTTACTTCACAGGAAGCTTCGACATCATCAAACGCTGGGTCAACGATCCTCCGGAACTTCCGGCAAGCAAGTCTTTCTACAAACAGAGATTCTATCTGTCAGAGGACCCGGACAAGTTTGCCTACTGTCGGGATATGCAGTTCCTCGTGCAATGGCCACCGGAGGCAGCTGCTAACGAGTTGCAGACGTTCGCAATCTTCGGTGCGTATGAGGTCGAACAATAATGCCAGCTCTGAATGAAACGATTCGTGGGGAGAGTCTACCCGGGTACGGACCCGTGCCAACTCTTCCCGCACCCCCAATTCCGCCATCATCGACGATACCTCTAAAGGGGCAGAATCGCAATCTCAGAAGTCCGTTGCCTCCTATCGCTTCTTCGTATGACAGCGTAAGGCAATTCAATGAAGTCGGGGAAACCCCCCGCTTCCGCAACATGCCGTTGCCCCTTTCGATGACGAGTGGCGGCGGTTCTGTGACTAACATCACGCAAGTCACTTCTACTAGTGGAGGCGGCTCTAGCAGTTCAACCGTTTCGTTGGCTGCGAAGTCAGTGCTGCTTTCAACCCCAGTCATTGCAGCAGGTAACCAATTGCTCACGACTGTGACGATGGCCAGAAGCTTTCAGCTCCTCTCTATCGTCGCCTCGTTGCCTTGCGGTGTCAGGCTCTACGGCAGTTCGACGGCTCAATCACTTGATGCGATTAGAGGTATCGATGATCCTGTAGCTGCGGAAGTCGGGCAGGGTATCATCACCGATCTAGTCTTTGATACATCCCCTTTTTCTTGGGGTTGGCAAGACCGCATTGGAGCAAACAACGATACCACGCAGACCACCACGATTTATATCACGGTGTTGAACAATCAGGCAGTGTCGCAGGCAGTCACTGTCACGATTAGATACGTACCTCTGCAGACGAGCTAACCATGGCCAACCGAGAAGTCTACCCATCAAGTTTGTTCCCTCTCAGAGGGGACCTGAGTGCTGAGGCCGGTGCGACCACGGTTGAAGTCGTGGGACTACGCAATATTCCGATCAGCCCTACTCTGCCGACTGACGGTCAAGTCTATTCGTTTGTGGCAGTCAATGATGACTGGGAGCCAACGACGGTTCCTTTCAATCAGTCGATCAAGGTCAACGGCGTAGCGATGTCGGATGACTACGAAATTTTCGTCAACGCCACGCACGTCAGTGTGAACGGGAGTCCGATCTAATGAGCATCAATCTAAATAACACCACGCCAGCGGCTCCGTCGAGTACTGTCAATGTCTCTTGGCAAAAAGACAGCAGTGGAAACGTCAGTGCAAACGTTCCGCTAGGGACATCACTGATTGATCCGATCGACGTCACCGGACAGACTGCGAACATCTCTTCAACGAATATCGTAGCTACTCCAGTCAACGGAGCGATTTATAGAATTTCAGTCTACGAAATTGTCACGACGTCAGCGGTATCGTCCTCGACTCTCCCGTCAGTTGTCATTGGATGGACAGATGCGGACAACGCCACGCCGCAGACGGCGACTCTGACTCCTGCGTCGCCAACCGGAAACAGCTTGACCACTTACGTCGAAGGTGACGTGGTTATACATGCCAGTTCGGCAGCACCGATTACCTATTCCACAACTGGCTATGCTTCCAATCCGTCTACGACAATGCAGTACGCTCTGCATATAAGAACAGAGTTGACCACCTAGGAGGGGACGTGATTGACATCAAGCCGATCGAAGAAAAAGATGCCGACGATCTGATACAGGCAATCAACCAGGACACGTTTCATCCCGGCGAATGGAAAGTCACGGACTTCTATGACGGTACCGGGTTTTGTGAAACAGTCAGAGATGAGAACGGCCCGATCGTCTTTGTAAAGTTCACCAAGAGTTTGCGAATTTCAGTCGTGTGGGCCGACAGCGAAAACCATCACCGCAACGCCCAGGCCATTGTACTGGGTATAAAAGACGCAGTTGAAAAAGCCCGTGGCCAAGGTTACACGGAAATCATCATCCAGACCAATGTACCAAAATTGGCAAATTTCCTCACAAGGGTGATAGGCATGAGGAAGAGTGGGGACGAGTTTCTTCTCCCCTTAGGAAATCAATAATGTGCGGACCAAGTAAGGCATTGAAAGACTTGAATAACCGGATTAACAGTTTTTCGAGTCAGGTCACTCAGCAGGCCAACACGGTGTTTGGAAATGACAGTCAGGTTTTTAACAACTTGATGGCGTCATATGGTAAACTGGTTTCCGGTGGTCCCAATCAGCAAGGTTTCGATCAGGACACCCTCAATCGCCTCAATTCTAGAGTCATTGAGCAAGCGTCGACTGGATACCGTAACGCTAAGGCCGCAGTTGGTAATGCGACATCAGCGATCGGTGGAGGCAACGAAGTTCTGCCCTCCGGTGCGGCAGGTGCAGAAAATGCTGCGATTGCAAATGCTGCCGAGGCTCGTAAATCAACCGGGCTCACCGATGTAGCGTTGGAATCCCAGCGTCAAGGTCGTGAGAACTTTTTCCAAGGTCTTGCTGGTGAGAAGGGTGCGACGGACGTATTCAACAACGTTGCGGCTCTGGATACCGCCGGTCAGAAAGGCCTTGATCAGGCTGTGACTTCGCAGAAGAATATCGACGCCTCGAGCAACTGGTGGCAACCGTTAGTCATGAAGGGCATCGGTGCAGCGGCAAGTTTTGCCTCCGCAGGATTGTCAAATCTTGGTTCAGGAGAATCTCTAGGAGAGGGTATAGGCGACTTCTTCAAGGGCGGAGCGAGTAGTCTGGGGAATGGATAAAATGTCAACACTTTCGAGCGTTCCACAATTGGACCCATTGGCTCAGCAACAGCAGCAGGACACAGCACCGGTCAATGTTGCCGGTCAACCGCCTGCTAATCCGAATCAGCCGGGACCCCCGGCGGATGTTAGTGGTCTTCCTGCGTCTAGTCGCACGGCACCTCAGGCGAATGTTCCCGTCGCACAACCCAAGAAGTCATTCTTCGATTCAGCACTTCAGGCACTAGCCGGTGGACCCGTTCGCAAGCAGGTTCCCGACCCGAATGATCCGACCAAGTTCAAGACCGTCGAAGTCCCGCAGTCTCGGGCCACACTTGGCCAGCACATCCTAGCTGGTGTGTTGTCTGGAATCTTTGCAGGCGGAGGAACGCACTACGAAAACAGTCCGCAGGGACCGGTTCGTGTCAACGATCTCAGTGAAGCAGGAGCAGCAGGTTTCAAAGCTGGTCAAGAAAAACAGCAGGAAATTGCAAACAAACCCCAGCAGATGGATGATCAGGCTCGTGCTCGAGCAGTAAGTACATTGAGAAACAACCTCGATCTTCATGCAGCCATGATCAACAACAGCAATCATGAGCTGGATCTACAGAAGCGAGTCGTCGACGAGAACAAAGACTATGCGGCTGCATTCGAACAGTACGACATCGATAATCCTCCGACCGATCCGTCGCAAAGGCTTGTGCTCGATCACGGATTGACAGCTCAGCAAGCACTTGCCCACAACGAGAAGGTCCTCGTAGGCAACAATGCAATCATTGACGGCTATGTTCCTATTTCGGGCCAGAAGAATCCTGACGGCACGCAGGCGTATGAACCGACATTCATGATCATCAATCCCTACGCCAAAATCGCTCTGAACAAGACCCTTAAGGACAAGATTGGAGAAGTCATCCCTGGTGCTGACAAGATCAGCGACAACGCACTGGTGGACGCTCGGCTATTGGTTGCAGCACAGAACCGCCAGATCGAGAAGACCAATGCAGAGGGGTCTCTGCAATTGGCTATCAATCAGAATTGGGAGAATTCCGGCAAGAAGGGAGAAGCTCCCTCAGCAGACATCAAAGCTCTTCTACAGGGAGTTCCTGTCGCAGAGCAACGCAAAGACCTACAGCTGCTCGGCAAATTGCACGGCATGTTGCCTGACGATCAGATGAAGATGCTGGAAAAAGAAGGGGCAAGTCCGAACTTCATTTCCAATTTCTCCAAGCAATCTGGGTACACTGAGAAAGATTGGCTCGAGTACCGGACGCAGCAGAAGCGTCAAGAAGGTCTGCAGCCGATCGATTCCGGTCAGTTGGCTGGCGTACCTGCCTCAATCACAGCTTTCGGATTGACTGGTGCACAGACTAGCTCACTGATGGAACAAGTTCATCCTGGTATGTCTCAGAACGAATTGGCACACGTTCTGGATCAGGCTGGAAAGTACAAGCACGAAAACGACACGCTCGCTCAGAATGCGGTCTTCAACAACAAGGCTTTGACGCCGCCGACTGGATTCGAGAGAATCCCGAATGCGATGACATTGAGCGATAGTGATCTGCAGAACCAATTGCGAGCGAAGGGAGTGCCGATCCCGCCCGACTTTCAGAACCTCTACGCTCTGGCACACAATCAAGGCGACATCGAGAGGGATTACACGAACAACCCTCGCAAGGGTTCGAATAAGATGACTCGAGCTGACGCAGCGACCTATATCCGCAATTATATCAACCCCCAGTGGGATGAGAATGGATTCAAACTGCGTAGCAAGTTCAACGAGCAGTTCTTGCCCGGTGGACAGGCTGGTAAGTCGATTGCTGCAGCTAGCGTTGCAGCTCATCACATTGCTGATGCTGAAGCGGTCTATGACGCATACACGCACCACGACATCACGAAGTTGAACACTTTCCTCCGCAGTGCGGGTAAGGAAGTCGGCTCAATGAGTGATGCTCAGAAGCTGGATGCGATGATGCAGATCGTGCAGGATGAAATCGGCAAGGTCGCAATCGGTACGACGCCTCGTGTCGACGATCTCAAACAGATGCATGACAAATGGTCTGCTGACATGGGACCCGACAACTTCAAGGCAGTCATGCAGGGATATGTCTCCCTCATGGCGGGCCGGTTGCTTGCGGGCGATACGCTCAATCAGGACTACAACGGCACGCATCTTCGTGGCATTGATCCTGTCGTTGACAGAGTTCTCGCAAAGTACGGACAGCCTGTTCCATGGGCGGGTCAGACTCAGCGGAACCAAGCACAGAATGCGGCGTTCCAGACTGGGCAGACTCAGCAACCTACTGTGCCTGCCAATAAAGTCCCAGCATACAAAGATGGACAAGTCATCGGGTACGCTGATGACAAGCAGGGCACGAACTTTGTCCGCTTCAAGTAACAGGAGATAAGATGGCTGACCCACAGAATGATATGACTGGTGTGACGTTCGGCGAACCTGCATCGTCACAAGGTCAGCAAAACAACATGGAAGGGGTGTCGTTTGGAGAACCGAACGCTGCCCCGACTTCCGGTCCGCAAGGTCCAAAAGTACAACAGAACCCAGGCCATGCACCGTCGATGATGGTCAATGGCACAAAGTTCAGCGACGTCACTCCTGAGGTGTATCAGAACATGCCCGAGGAAGATCGTGACGCATACGATCAAGCGTGGCGTGAGCATCGTCTTCGTCAGGCCGGTGCCGCTGCGTCCGGAGCATGGGAATCTGTTAAAGGCATGGCCAAGTTTCTTCCAGAGATCGCAGGCAAATCTCTGGCATACGAAGCCACAGGTCGCCCGCAGCCTGAGGTAGAAAAAGAGATCGAGGCAAGACAGGATGCACACAAGCATCAAGTCTATGACAATCTCAAACAGGATCTCAAGAACAAAGACTTCAAGAGCATCGTACCGCACCTATTCAGCCTCTTTGATCCATCGACTGACGATCCGAACGATCCGATCGCAGCAGTGATGCAGGAACAGTGGAATTCCAGTGCGAAAGCCAAGGCCAATGCGGCTGAGGCTGTAAAGAAGGGCGACTGGGCGGCAGCTACGCAGCACATGGCTGGCGTTATGCCCTTTGCGAATGATGTCGACTCGGCGATGTCAAAGTACCAGTCGGACCCGAGTTACGAGAACCTACAGCAAGTTGTTGCATCTGCATTGCCCGCATTCGCTCCGTCGTTGACCCGTGGTGCCCTCAAAGGTGCCAAGGGTGCAGTGGAAGGCGTCAAAGGGGCAGTCGAGGGTGCGAAAGCTGACATCCGCCCGGTGACCAAAGAAGTTGGCGGAACGGAAGTCCCGGTTTCCAATCCTAGCATTCTAGGAAAAGTCGCCAAGGCCACAGTAAATCCTGAAATACCGAAGGGATTCGCTGAGACGCAAACAGCTCCAGCAGCCGCACAAGGTATCGGAGAAATCGCCAAGGAAGCCACAGGTTCCGAAGCCAAAACTA